TGGGGCGTAGACTCGCGGTCTACACAAACTCAGCGTAGGGGGTACAAATCGTACCTCCCTTGACTAACGTGTGACTAGGGGGTACGATTCTTACCCCCTACATTAAGAGTTATAGAAAATGCTAATTGCCGGTGGGGAGAATTTAGAAAAAATAAAAATTCTAATCTCCCTTGCACATATCAAAAGTAATGAAATGAATAATGCCCTCATTGGTTATTACTGCCTTGGTGTGCGAGTGAAAATCGATAAGAGCAATTTCAAAAGATACCGAAAAAAATTAGAATCGGTGAACGACAAGGTTAATCAATTGAAGGAATTAGACAATGAATAAACCGCCAATCCCACCAGTGCCATCCATACCGAAAAGAGGTGACGGACGAGGGAATAAACCAAGAGGTAAAGGTAAGAAAGTTTCTCAAACTGAGCTGATGGCCTATCTTGGCGTTGCTGATAATTCAATTAAGAAATGGGTGAAACTCGGACTACCGCGACGAAAGGAAAAGAACAGAGTTTATTACGACATCGGCGAAGTAATGAGATGGCGTATAGAGTGGGAAACCGAAGTCCTGAAAGATGAACTGGTTGAAGCTAGTAGAGGCAACAACGGTGACGCAATGACACCGCTACAAGCCAAACTAAGGAAAGAAGTAGCACAAGCATTAACGGCTGAATTAGACCTCGCAATCAAACGAGAGCAGGTAGCCAACATTGATGACTTAATGGAAGAATTCAGCGAAGCATTAATTGAGGTCCGAGCAAAGTTGGTCAGCATGAGTTCAAGATTGGGCGGCATACTATCTCATCAAGACGAAGAAGGTGTTGCTAAAATTTTAGATGGTGAAGTTTCCGATATGTTAGAGGCGTTGTCAGATTATGAATGAAGTAAGTGTGCTTGACACATCAAAAGAAGCAAAGAAAAAAATAGGCGCTATGATACGAGACATCATGAAAAAATGTCTATCACCACCACCTAAGTTAAATTTAGTTGAGTGGTCTGACACGTTCAGATATCTCCCTGATAACTCTGCTGAAGCCGGTCGATGGAAAACCGACAGAGTAGAAGCTGCTCGTCAACCAATGCTCTCAGTGAGCGACCCTGAAGCACAGGAAGTAACAGTCATGAGTTGCATCCAATTTATGAAAACTGAGTTGATGCTGAACACAGCTTTATTTTATATGCACCAAGAACCATCACCAATAATGTATGTCGCTCCAAAGTTAGAAACTGCTGCTGCTTGGTCAAAAGAACGACTGGTTAAATCTGTTCATGCGACTCCGGTCATCTCAGATATTTTTTCTCACAACCGGAGAGGTGAAGGTAATACTATCACTCAAAAACAATTTGCCGGTGGACAGATTTCAATTGTGTCTGCTCGAAACCCGACTGACCTCGCAATGAGAGCGTGTCGAATAATGTTGTTCGATGAGTGCGACAAGTACCCGATTAATGTTGGTGCAGGAGAAGCAGGAAGCGGTGGTGAAGGAGACCCGATTACAGTTGCTTGGGGTCGTGCTACCACCTATGGTAAACGCGCTAAAAAAATCACAGCTTGCAGTCCTACGGTGGATGGTAAAAGTCGAATACAGCAGGAATATAATAACTCAAATATGAGCGTTTATATTCAGCCTTGCCCTCATTGTAATCATAAGAAAGTTTTAACGTGGGTGGACGTATTAATCCCTCGTGACGAAAAGAAAAACTTCATTCATAAAGACGCTGCAATTTGCTGTTCTGAATGCGGTGTATTGTGGACCGAAAGTGACCGACATAAATCAATCAGAAATGGTTATTGGGAAGCAACGAAACCGGAGGTAACTTGGCATCATGGATATAAGGTTTCTTCGTTAGCATCTCCGTTCACACCCATTGCTGTTTTAGCGAAAGAATTTTCTGACGCTCAGAATAATCCTGAGAAATTAAAAGCGTTTTATAATACCCGAATGGCTGAAGTTTGGAGGGAGGTTGGTGAACAACCAGATTGGGAAAGACTATATGAACGACGAGAGAATTTTGACCCGAAAGTTATACCGGATGGTGGGCTATTAATTACGTGCGGAATTGATGTTCAGAAAGACTTCATGTATTACGAAATTATGGCATGGGGAAGGAAGAAGGAAAATTGGTCATTAGCGATTGGGACCATCGACGGAAATATTGAGGAAGAAGAAACCAAAGAACGATTGGCAGAATTCCTTGATAAATTATTAGTTAATACCAACGGTGTTAATGTGCCAATTATGAAGACTTGCATTGACTCCGGTTATAACACGAATGAGGTGTACAGTTTTTGTAGACAGTATGGTTCTGCGACTGTTGTACCGGTAAAAGGTGAGGATAATTTAATGACACCTATCGGTACACCAACACTGGTTGATGTTACCGTATCAGGTAAGCGATTATCGCGTGGAATGCAGCTATGGAAAGTTGGTTCTAGCGTGATTAAAGAGCAGATTTATCGATGGTTAAATGCTAAGAAACCAACCGACGAAGACCTGAAAAATGGACGCACTTACCCCACTGGATATTGCCATTATCCACAATGGGATGAGGAATATTTCAAGCAATTAACAGCAGAAGTTTATACAAAAAAGACAGATAATCGTGGATTTTTTAAATTTATTTGGGAAAAACTTAGAAAAGATAACCATTTTCTTGATTGTAGGGTGTACAACAGAGCTGCAAGTGCTATGCTTCAGATTGACCGGATGACTGAGGCAAATTGGGTTGAGTTGGAGGAAACTTATTCAGCTAACACTACCACTCCTGAGAAAGAAACAGTGAGAGAAGTCAGACCTGCCGGTAGGCAGAATATCCGTAAGAAAAGAACCTCAAATTGGATTAAACGATAATGGCAACCAGACTAGAACTTGAAGAACTTAAATCAGCCTATGCTCGCGGTGTTTTGAAAGTACGTGAAGGCGATACATGGGTTGAATACAATTCAATGAAGGATATAAGAACTGCAATTTCCGACATTGAAAAAGAGCTATCTAATTCAGTGCCGAAAGGTAGTCGATTTGTTACCACCTCTAAAGGATATTAATCATGAAAAATCCATTAGATGCTGTCATTAATTTCTTCTCCCCGCAAGCCGGTTTGATTCGAGCTAAATCAAGAATGCAATTAGAAAATGCAGAGAGAAGCTATGACATCGCAAGTAAGAGCCGAAGAAACTCAGGTTGGTTTAGACCGGAAACTTCAGGCGCACAGGAGGCTTCCACAGCGTTCCGATTAGCAGCCAACACAGGACACGAATTAGTTAGAAATAATCCACTAGCCAAGCGAGCAAGAAACGTATGGGCGAGTAATGTTGTGGGTGGCGGTATTCAGTTGGAAGCAACTGGAATTTCTGATGCTAAATCGAAAAAGTTTAATGAAGCATGGGATGAATGGGCTGAATCAACGGACATCGATTTTGAAGGTCATCATACGCTTTATGGGCTTCAGGATTTGTGGATGAAGACGGTTGTTGAAACCGGTGGTGTTTTCATTAGAAATCACGTTAATAAAAGTAAGAAATTCCCGCTTCAATTACAGACCATTGAGCAGACATTTTTAGACAACTCTAAGAATGGAATAACAGAGAACGGAACACTGATTGACGGTATCGAATATGATGCTCAAGGGCAGGTTCGAGGTTACTGGTTAAAATCCGAAGAAACTCACACGAAATTAGGTAAACCACCTAAGTCTAAATTCCACAAATCTTCTAAGATGATTCACATTTTTAGAAAAGACCGAGCAGGACAGCATTTAGGTATTACTTGGTTTCATGCAGTCGCTACTACGCTAAGAAATTATAATACTTATCAAGATGCAAAATTGATGCAACAACAGATTGCGGCGTGTTTCGCATTGATTGTTGAAGAAGCTGAAACAGGGATGGGAGCGAATACCACATCAAGTGATTTACCCGACGAGATTCAACCGGCGATGGTTGAATATGTTAAGGCCGGTCAGAAAGTAACAACGGTAACTCCCCCTAAAGCTGACAACAGTAATAATTTTGATATCGCTATTAAAAGGGATATCGCTTCAGGATTAGATTTGACTTACGAGCAGTTGACAGGTGATTACTCGCTTGTCAATTTTGCATCAGGTCGAATGGGTAAATCAGAATTCTTCAACCAGTTAGATAATGTTCAGAAGAATTTAATGAAACCGGCGCTCGATAAGATTTTCCGATGGTTCTTAGATTTATATGGAATCGGTAATGGAGTCAATGGCACATTCAAAGCTGACTGGACATTCCCACCAAGAGCTGCGGTAAATCCCCAAGAAGAATTCGATGTACTGATGAGCAAAGTTCGTCACGGAATGATGTCACCTACTAAGGCGGCTAAGATTCTCGGTGAGCGATTACCTCATATTATTGAGCAATGGAAAAAGGATAAGAAATTATTCGGTGAGCTTCCATTCGACATTGACCCTTCTAAATTTGCTTCGACAGGAAATCAATTAGATGATAATGATGCAGCGAGTGGAAATAAAAAAGAAGATTCTAAGAAAGAAGAAACCAAACCTAAAAAGAAAGAGGAAGAATAATATGAGTCGTGCGAAGTATGAGATACGAGGAACAGACAAGCATGGTTCAGGAGCCTATGGTGCATCAAGAGGTTCGAGAACACATAAAGGTGTAGATTTAATCACACTCAAAGACGAAATGATAGGTTCGTTCTGTTGTGGGGTAGTTACAAAAATAGGCTATCCATATAATCCGATTAAACACCCTAATAAGGGTCATTTCCGATATGTTCAGGTGACAGATGTAGATGGGATAGCTGTACGTTCTTTTTATCTGAATCCACTAGTGGAAGTTGGTGATTTAGTGGAAGTTGGGAGTATAATAGGTCAAAGTCAAGATTTACTTGAAGTTTACGAAGGGATGACGCAACATATTCATGTTGAAATAAAAAAGCAGGGTGAGTTTTTAAACCCTGTTGAATATTTGAGAAATAAACAATTTATCAATTAACCGTTAGGAGAATATAATGTTTCATAAAATTGCAGGTGGAAACGGTAAGACTAAACCACCTAAAAAAACCGATTCAGCTAAAAACGTGAAGAAAACTAAAAAAACTTCACGAAAATAATCTCAAGTTATGATTACAGCAATACTTATAACTTTAATTGGGGTATTATGTTTCACTAGAAGTAGTGAGAACAAGTATTCAATCATGGTTTTTGCCTCACTATGTTGGGTTTTTCAAGTCATTGGAAAATACATACCTGCTGAACATGGGGCATTTTATTATTTAGGTGCTGGAATAACAGATGTTTTAATAATTAAACTCTTGTGTAAAGTAAGGAAAGTAACACAATTAATTATAGACATACAAACAATATCCTTAATGTTCGTTTTTATCAATCTAATCGGATGGGTAATTTTTGAAGAAGGATATAAATCAACACTTTATGATGCGGCCTGTAGTTCGCTATTTATAGTAACGATATTTGTTATATTAGATAAGGGAAGGAAAAATGAATTGGGAATCACTTCAGATGATTGCGGTGGGAATTTCTTTCGTCGCAGCAATCATTCAGGCAATTTTGGGCTGTAGAAAAAACAAAATTAGGAGAGAATACGATGAACTCATTGAAGCAAGTCGCAACAAACCTATTGCAAGAACCGAAAATAGCAGCAGCGGCGGCGACTAGTGTCGCAACAGCAGGTACAGGAGTTGCAACAGAATTAGCATGGATTCCAGCAAATATAGGATGGGTGGCAAGCTTAATTGGAGCTATTGCAACAATAATTATTGTGACTCTATCAATTAAGAAGCACAGGTTAGAATATCGATTGCTTAAAAATCGTTTAAAAATGCAAGAAAAACAACTTTTAGATGAGTAATATGAAAACTTCAATGCATATTAAATTTAAACAATATAGAGTGATATATGTTGTTGTTACAGTGTTTTTCCTTTGGTTAGGGTATGATGCTTGGGAGTGGTTTAAAACTAATTCTGGTGGATTATCTCAGGCAGCCGCCGCAGGATTCATATCGATTTACTTAGCAGTAATTGGCGCACTGAAATACATTCTTGAAAACCTACGTCAAGACAGTGAACATGATAAGGAAGACTTGTGATAAGTACTATTTTAGAATTTCTAGGGTTGGTTAAAAAGCTTTTTACCGGAGATTATGCCAAATATGGTGTTTATGCAGTTTTTATAATGTCCCTTTTAATAGGGGTGTGGTGGGTAACAGATAAATATGGCGATATGAAAGCTTTAGCAGTAGAACAAAAGGCACTTATCAATGTGCTGACAACTTCTAATGTTGAAGCGCAATTAGCATTATCGAAAGTCATCGAAGAAAGAGATAGTCAGCGTAAATCGTATGATACCGCTCTGGCTAATCGTTCAGTTTTAGAATCAAGACTTGCATCTACAGTGAAGGAGAAAGACGATGCCCTTAAAGTATTTGAAAAAGAGTGTGGGCGCATCGAACGGCTCATGCAAAAGAAAGCGAGTCTTATTGTTCGCTATGCTAATCGTGCTACTAACAGGTTGCATGACGACTTCAGAGAAGCCACGCGAAGTGATTCGGACAGTGACAGTAACTGAGAAGCAAGTCATTGTATGTCCTGATGCTCCTGAGTTAGTTTCTCCTGTATGGAAAGAAGTCATATTGGTGGTTGCTACTGCTGAAGATGGAATCAAGATATTCGGGCTTACTGAATCTCAATACAGAAATTTATCCATTAATACGCAGAATTCTTTAAAATCCATCAAAGATAGAAATGCAGTAATTGCATATTACCGTCAATGTATGGCTGACCATAACAAATGATAAGTCACCCTAATACTACTTACCTTGTTTTACCTAATGCGGTAAATGACACCATTGATTCTAGGGACTCTTTAGTGTCTTCTGCTTGGCGTGTCGAAAACATAGTATTAGGTGTTAAATTTAATCTTGGGACCGGAACTAACACCTCTGATGTCGGTTATAACCCTTTCACTAAACGATTTGGATTCATTCGGAATAATTTTGGAACTGTTTCTGAAATAGCCGAAGCAGATATTGTCAATAGTGTTACTCAACCACCTATCATTAGAACAATAACACTTAATGGAATGTTCGGTGATGACTCAGAAGGATTGTCTGATGTTTTTCCTAACCTTCTCGAAGGAGGTTATGAGTTTTGGTCATGTATAGAAAACGGTGGAAGAACTTACGGGTATAATTTTCAAATAACAGAATCCGAGATGTTCAGCGTTAGTGATATATCACTAACTGCACGTAGACAATTACAATTCGACCAGAATGCGGCTGATACAAACTTAGCAGGAGAGGGGATAGATTACAGCATAAAAGGTAACGAACTCCTGATGGTTAGAGAAGGTGGTCAACCAACTACTACTAAGAAAGTATATCTTGCATCAAGACCGACCGATAGAGATACTGATTATTCATATTCAGATGCTGAATTTAATCCGTCGAATCCCTTTGATGGTGAGAATGTAACCGGAGACTTATCTAGTTGTGCATTCCATGAAGCTACTGGGCATTTATTGATTTTATCTGATACTGGAAATGCTGTTTATCAATATGACAGAAGTGGCACATTAATCTCCACATTAAGTCTTGGTGGATTATTATTTCAACCTGAAGGTATTTGTATGCATGGTGACAACCTAGTAATAATGGGTGAAACCGATGAGTGCGCTTACTGTATTTACGTGGCTCCATAAAAATGACTATTGAATTTGATGCAATATCATCGACATTAAATAATCAGTCTACACCGATTACTGTTTCACACACTGCGATAGGAATACCCGCTGCTGCGTGTGTTCAAATTATTGAGTCTGGAACAGCGTCAGATGATATTGACACAGTTACTTATGGTGGTATTACATTAAATCATATTGGAAGTTCTCCATTTTTAGGTACAAATAATGAAGGTGGAACAATCCATCTCTATTTCTTAGGTAGTGGAGTACCGACTGGACAACAAGACGCAGTAATTACTCCCACATCTAGTGGTGGTCGCTCATGTAGTGTAATGACTCTGACAGCAGATGGAGATGTGGAAGTAAATACATCTTCAATGTTACTTGATACTAGCTCAATAACTAGTCCTAGTGTTTCTTTTGACATCGGTGGAGTTTCATCATTTGTCTATCAAGTATTCTATGGTGGTACAAGCGCGGTAACCGGAGTAACACCTTTAAATGATTGGACAGAGAGATTAGAAGCTGATTTAAGTTCAAGTGTTGCAGGTGTCTACACCTATAATACTGTTGGCACAGTAAATATGAATTGTGGTTGGACCGGTCCGAATGATAACGCATTTATAACTTCAGTGGCTTTGACTGATGCAGCACCTCCGGTTGGTGTTAATATAACTAGTGTTAGTGATGGAACAGTTGAAATCGGAGAGTCTGGAATCACTATTTCTGGAAATAGTTTTGAGGCAACTACCGGAGTTTTCATTATTAGTCCGACTGATGACATTAATGACTCTAGGGCGGTCATAGTAGTCACTAATAGTTGGAACAATACTACTATAACTGCTGATATACCTTCAGATTTTTCAATGCTGTATGGCACTAGATATGCTTTTGTAATAACTGATAGTCTGGAAGAAAATGCAGCAGGTAAAGGGTTCAGTTTAATACCTCCTGCGGGTAATGATTATGTAGTCATTAAGGCTCAGAACCAACTCGGAGTATTGAAAGGGGTAACTGATGTAGAAATAGGAGAAGACCAGATAGAATACTCCACTACCACTTCAGGCGGTGGTGATGTGTACATGAGTGTTTCAGGATATTATCGTATCGATTTTACCGGAACTGCTCCTGTTTCTGACACTATGAACATACGGCTTGGAGACTCTAACACTCAGTCGTGGACAAGAGATTCTGCTGAATCATATTATATGGGACCACCTGTTGCAGTTGGTGACTATCCTTCTACTATTGCCGCGCTTGGTCCAAATCATAGTTGGGCTTTTGATGGTGATGTTAATGACAGTGTAGGTTCTGCAAATGGAACTAATGTTGGGTGCATATTAACCGATGGCCCATTGTGTAGAGATACAACAAACAGTCTAACAACGAACACAACAACAGATAGAGTTTCCATTCCAACTACCGCTGATATAAATAATTCTGCACAAACAAGGAAGATTATCGCAGGATGGTTTATGGCGAATAATATTAATGCTCCACCTAAAAGAATTTATGGAGAAGGGACTAATGTAACTGCATTTCAGTTTGTTTGTGCCTACGGTAATAATTTAATGTTTGAATGTGTTGAAGCAAGTTTCAATGTTCAAGTTTACGGTCTTGCGGCTATACCTAATCGAATCTATCATCTGTGCGGAGTATTTGAAGGAAGTGGTTTCGGAAACACTGTAGATTTTTATGTTGATGGGGTAATACAATCAGCAGCTTCGCCAGAAAACAGACAACCAAATAGTGTAGATTTAGATGCTAGAGGGGTTGGTGAATTTGGTGACCCCGCAGGGACAGTTGGTGTTGGTGGAGATGTAGTTTTATTGGGCGCTCCTACAAACGGAAGATATAACCGATGGAATAGTTGGAATGGCGTTTCTCTTACTCCAACTCAAATAAGAGAAGAATTATTTGAGAAAGGTGCAATACCAGATGTCACAGTGACAGACCAATTAAGTCTTGATGCATTAGCAAACACTGTTAGACCAAATGTTCCGCTTTGCATTTTTGTCGATGATACTGAAGATTTAACACTGACAGCAGATAACATTACTTTCGACCCATTGGCAAGTATCCACGTGCAATATGCAGGATTCGGAGTATTAACGTGGATAAATACTAACGGCTCAAATGCAAGCATTGGTAGTACTCAAAATTCAGGAACCATTGTTTTTGAGAATCCTGTTTCCTTGACAATCAATGGGGTAATTGATGGAGCAGAGATTAGAATTTATAATGATGAAATACCTGACGATAATCGATATAATACGGAACTTGGCGGGGTTGAATCAAACTCAGGAACGACTTTTGTTCTTTCCCATTCAGGGGAGTCTAATGATATAGTTATTCAAATGATTGCGAATGGTTATGAAGAATTAATACAGAATTTCGCCTTAGATTCAACTAATCAAACAATAACTCTATTTCCTAATGTGGAGACAAATTAGTGGCTATTACATTTATTGATAGTGATGTTGTTGATTCTGCTGCTGCATTAAATATATCTTTTGCTATTCCAGCGGGAGCTATAGCTGGTGATTTCATGATTGCGTTTGTTAAGCAATCAGAAAATACCAGTCAGCAAACTTGGGATGACGATGGTGGAGGCGGCAACGGATGGATTCAGTTATATTATAATAGAACAACAGGTGGTCGTGACCAAGAAACCTCAATTTATTATAAAATTCATTCAGGTTCAGAATCAAATCCAACATTTACTTGGTGGGGTGGAGGTACAACTTCTGAGCCGATTTCAGGTTCATTGTTAGTCTATCGAGGTGTAGACACTGTAACTCCTATTGCAGATAGTAATTTCATGGAGGCGCAGAATGATGCTAATCCACCTAATCCAAGTGTAACCATTGCGAAATCATCTAATGCTGTAGTTGTTTTTCATGCAGCCACGCATGATGATATATCTGCTGTATCTCAACCTACCGGATATACCTTAAGGACTCAAGTTTGGAATGGGGTAAACGATGACCATCGAAATCATTTTACTGCGGATTTAATTGGTGGGTTTTCTGTCGGTACTTATTCCCCCCCAGATTGGCAACATAGTGTGCTAAACACCACGCCGGAATATCACACTTATTCTATTGCAATACAAGAGCCATCACTGATTGGAATTTCATCTCCTGCAAGTTCATCGAAAATTAATTGGGGAGACAATGCGGTAGGGATAACAGGCTTTGGATTTGGAGCTGTTCAAAATTCAGGAAAGGTAGAATTTTGGTCAGACACTATCGGAACTATTAAGCAGGTTCAAACTGTAAATTCTTGGGCAGATGGGTCAATTGAAATTGATACGGTTCAAGGCTCTCTCAGTAATGACACTTCTAACTATCTCGTTGTGACTAATGATAATGGCGATGTAACTACTACAGTAAGGATAATTTTCGGATTAATACCTTATCAAGACTTAGTTATCTCGCTGAGTCCTGACCATTTTTGGTCATTTAATGGTGATTATAATGATACGGGTGTAGGTGGAGCAATAAGGGATGCAACAACCGGAGTGGTTGGAACTCACCCTTGGATTTCTAATATTGCAGAGGATGCCACTCAGTCGATGCAGTTTGATGACATTTTAGACCGCAGAGAAATTGTAGATAGTCCATATATGAACGTGACCATTAGTGCTAAAGAAAGAACTATGGCAGGGTGGATTATGCTAGGGGGAGTTCAGAAATCAATGGCTGCAATATGGAAAGAAGGCGGGGGAGTTCAGAATTTAGCGTTTTTAACTGGATTAGGAAATGTTCTCCTTGCTCAACTTGCAGATGTTGCAGGTTCAAGGGATAATGTTCAGGCAATAGCTGAAATTAGATTAACTCCTTTTCGACCATATCATATTTGCCTTAGATATAGTCATCTTGAAACAACAAAAGAGATGAGACTGTATGTTGACGGTGAGGAACAGCCTTTATCCTTGACAGACGGAAATCCAATGGTTTTAGGAATCTTTGATTCTCATGGTGGAGATGTGACTTGGGGTAATAGTGATAATAACTTAGAAATGGGTACGGTTGATGTTGCGTTTTCAGGGCAGGAAGATTGTGCATATCAACACTGGTGTTCTTGGTCTGACAATTCTCCCAATAGTGGAGCATTAGAAAAAGTAACAGAAATAAGAGATGTGTTATTCAGAAGGGGAGCATTACCTAAGTACACGATAACTTCAGACACCGAAGTAAATATGCAAGCAGCCTTAGATGTGTTAGGGACTATTGAAGTTGAAGATTACCCTCTTGGAATAAGAGTTGAAGCACCATCTGGCGGTGCTAATTTAACACTTACTGCTACAGGTATTACATTTAACCCCAGAACCACCATGCAATTAGAATGGAGAGGTGTAGGGCAATTAACCTACGTGGTTTCGTCAAATAGTGAACTAGATGAGAGTAAGCTTTATTCTTCCGGTGGAGGGACTATAATCATTGAACGACCTGCTAGTTTAACCATAAATGGATTAATAGTTAATTCTGAAGTAAGGATATATGACGATGATGGAGTTTCTAACTCTTTTGGAACAGAACTAGATGGTGTAGAATCTAATCCAAGTAATGAGTATATCTATTCTCATGCTGGTATAATTAATGGTATCATAGTTCAAATTATGGTAGACGGGTATGTAGAAATTAAAATTCCTTTGGTTTTAGGAAGTACCGACCAGACACTAACAATAACTCCTGTAGTGGAAGAAAACTAATATGAAAGATTTAATAGAATTACAAAATTGTAATATGCACCAACTTACTTCTAATGCAGGTAAATCAGATTGGCAAATTCGGGAAAACATTACAGATAATATATTAGATGTTTTACCTAACACCATATCTGATAGAGATATTTTTGCAATCGTTAAGTTTGCAAGGAAATTTGAACTGAAAGCATTTAATGTAGGTATTGATTTCGGTAAGAAGAAAGGAACTGCACCATTGCATGATGAAATACGTTATTTAAAAGAACAGCTTGCAGCATCTATTGAACATAGCGATAAACTTGCAAATAAACTTGAAGAATTATTAATTAATGATGAGGTATAAAAAATGTCTATTATAGATTTATCGAATTACGCTACAAGCTTAGTTCAAAGCAGTCAAGGTCGCTCGGGTACTCCTGACGGTAATATTTTCTTCAATACTGCTAGTGGTCTTTGGGAGGCAATCACAGTCGAAGAATTAGCAACTATCGATTTAACTAGTGTAGGCGGTGGAGCATCTGACCCTAATCCACTGTCTCAACAGGACGGAATTAAACTTGAAGCAGCTTATGCTTTTGAAAATCAAGAACGTGCCTCAGATGAAGTACTTCGTGGATTTGATAGATTTATTAAGGGTTCGTTTAAGTTCGCGGGAGCATATAATTTTGTAAACTCTCGTAAGCCTTCTACTCAAGCAGATAGAGACATCTTACGTGGTTCTGGATGGTCAGAGCTTGCAAGTGATGGTGGTACTGATAGAATTTATTTTGGTGCAAAAGGACTGTCAAATATCGAACCTGCTTCTCAGCCATATAACCAATTATCTGCTGGTGGCGCTCCTACTGATTTCGCTAAAGCGGGTCAATTTGATGAAGCCGTTCAAGTGTTCGGTTCAACTGCAAATACCCCTACTGATTCAGGAGCTGGTGATTTCGATACAAGAGACTATATGGCTGTATCGGTGAGAACTTTTGGTCAAAATTATGACCGGAAAGAAACTACTACTGATTTAGGTATCGCAGAACTAGGCGGGTATTCAACAGGTTTCGCAGTAAATGAGTCACCGCATAATACTTCGGGTAATTATATCCTTGCTGATGTTTATGGGGGTTCGCAGATTTCTCCTTGGACTTCGATGGGACTTGAAGAATTAGATAGTCCTCAGTCTGAATCAGGGTTCAATGAAGTTGATGGAAACTTTACTTGGGTTTTAAATAACAGCAGTAGCGGAACACTTGATGAATGTGTTGCTTTCTTAGATGCTTTATCACAAACAGATGATGATATTAATGACCATGCTAGTAATACAACTAATGGTAAGCGTGTTGGTACGTTCTATAGTTATAATGGTGCAGGTCAAGTTGTATTCGATAGTCCATTTTCAGGTCAAGGACTGTTTGTTGAACAAGTTCCAGTAGCAGATGAACAACGATGTGTATTCACTGATGATGCGTCAGGAGTTAAAACTAGACCGTTCTCCGTTGCCTTAGAAGCGACCCTTGGTTCAGTGGCTAAAGCAGATGTTAATGCTTGGTATCATTGCTTCTTCGCTGCTGCATACAATACTGGTGGTGCAGTAACTGTTCGGAATTCTTCGGCAGGAGATATTAAAGGTCTTGCTAGTACTTCTGATGGAAACAATAAAATCATTGAATCGTTTGATTATGATGGTGATACTGTTGGTGGAAGCGCAGGAACAGATAAAGATTGTGTTTTTCTGTGTGAAGGTGATGGTGGTGCTACTCAAGCTAAGACTTTGTTTACTATATCCAGAACGACCACAGTTGCTTTCTCTTGCTCCCCTGCTGCTGAAACCAATGTTTAATCGTGACAATAATAGCTAACATAGACGGTGCTACCCGTAGAGTGTTCCTACATCAAGATACTGTAGGAACATCTTTGCACCCAATTGACATCTATCATGAGATGCGTTCATTACGTGCCTCGGATGAAACTTTGCGATATTGGGATTTATATATGAAAGCAGACGGTAATGTATCGAAAGGTGGAGGAAAATTCACTGAAAGATATGTTACCTTGCTTGATGGAACTAGAATTGTTCCATACGATTCTAGTCAAAACTTGACTATTACAGGTACAATAATAACCGACGATGGGCAAGAAGGTCCGGCAGCTTTTGATAAGTCATTACTTTCTCCAACAACCTCAGTGGATATAACTTATGTTCCACCTCAAGTTGAAGTAATTGAAGTGTTAATTGCGGGAGGATTATCACCGGAGCAAGCAACAATGTTATCTGAGCTATGGAAGATAGCAGGATTAGATGTTGATAATCCTTTGACAATAAGTCAAGTTAGCAAGGTTGTAGACACAGTTAATTTATTATTCTCAGGAGATGGTGAAAACAATTTGACTGTGACGAGGCAATAATGGACCTTTTAGCGATTGCAACAGAAGGATATTTAACTAAGCCTAGTGGTGGAGTTGGAGAAGACCGGACATTCTATAGTCCGTTTGAAAGCGCGATAACTGAAAATATGTCAAGTAAAATTGTTGAAACATTATCAAGTAATGTTTCCGGTAATCAATTAAGTTCAGGCATTAAAACTTACGCAAAATCACAGGTGACAAAATGAGCAAACCAGAAATAACAACAGGTGACGATGCGGTACTAATGCACGAACTGACTAAATATGACAAAGACCTGAAGCAACAGGTGACTTTTAATATTCCTGATACGGCTACTGTGAAGACTAGAATTATAGCAGCCGACCACAGCGAAGCTTATAGCGAATCAGTGGTTCAGTCTGACCTAACTGCGGGTGCGGATTGGCCTAATTCACTAGTTGCAGTAGTACTTGATTCAACCATCACATCTGAGATTTTAAGCAAGTCAGTGTTGTGGAAGAATGGCAGAGTAAATGCTAAAATTGAAACTCAAGTTGACGATGGAGGCAAAACCACATGGTTTGCAAGCGTTGTCATGATTAAAGGCTTGGTTGAATGATGGCTTGCATTAAATGTATTTGTGTACGATAATCAGCAGAAATAAAGGGTTAAACGATGTTCATACGAAAAGCGGCAATACCAAATACGAGAGTTCAAGGCAGCTTTCGACCTGAGACTGTTAATCTGGAAGAAAGAACTATGGAGATAGTTTTTACTACTGGACAAAGCGGTAGACGTTATGATTTTTATAATGACGTAGAATACCTTGAAGAATTAGAAGTTACCCCTGACGCGGTTCGTACAGACCGATTAGACAAAGGATTATCAGTTATTGATAATCATGATACCTTTAGAGGTGTCGATGGAGTTTTCGGAATTACTGAAGATTATCGATTTGAAAACGGTACATTAATCGGTACTGCTCGTTTCGGTGCTGATGAAGATTCAGATAAAAAATTCACTAAAGCAGCCGATGGTATTTTACGACACGTATCACTCGGTTACAAAGTCCACAAATTTCAAAAATTTAGAGGAATGAATGGAGACTTAGATACCTATCGAGCAGTCGATTGGGAACCTACTGAATTGTCATTCACACCTGTATCTTTTGAAACAACTAACGGTGTTCGTGCTGAACAACGTAAATTAAACGATGTCGAAATAGAGGAATTTATCATGACACCAGAACAATTAGCTCGATTACGAGCATTACAGGGTTCAGCAACTAGAACGGCTGACGAAGATAAGGAGTTGATTAAACTTCTTGAAATGCAAACTAGGGCTGCTGCTCCTGTTATTGACCCTACACCGGCTCCTGCTGCTCCTGTAGCTCGCGCTATCGAACCTGTTCCTGCTCCTGTAGTTCCGAGCATTAATGTTGCTGACGTTCGTAGTTCCGAACGTGGTCAGCTCAGTCCTATGATTGAAGCTGCTCAAAAAGCAGGTATTCAACAGGATTTTGCAATTCGAGCTTTCAATGAAGGTAAATCAATTGATGAGTTCCGAACTATGGTTATTGATGAGTTAGGAAACAAAGACAGCACTCAGATTGTATCTGTTGCGGGTACGGCTTTGAATTCCGACGAACGTGCTGACCAAAAAGAAACTCTCATCAATGATGCAGTTTCTTCGTTGTTACATCGAACTGGTAGCAATATCGAACTGACTAACGGTATTCGTCAGTTTAGCGGGATGACACTACTCGATATGGGTCGTGATTTCGTTGAAGCATCTGGTATTAATACTCGTGGTATGTCGAGACAAGCGATTGCTCAACGTGCTTTCCATACGACTTCTGATTTCCCTGTTATTCTTGAGAATGTAATGAACAAGAATTTACAATCAGCGTATCAAGAAACACCGCAAACTTTTAAAGACTTAGGTCGTAGAAGTACTGTGAATGATTTCAGAGAGAAACACGTTATATCAATGGGTGATGCTCCAAATCTACTTCCTTTAGGTGAACATGGCGAATACAAAGCCGGTACGTTCGGTGAAGGTAAAGAAAAGTACAGCATTGCTACTTACGCTCGTAAGATTGGAGTGACACGTGAGTCATTAATTAACGATGATATGTCTGCTCTTGACCGTCTACCTGCAATGTTTGGTGCAGCCGGTTCACGCCTTGAGTCGAATATTGTTTGGGGATTATTGCTTGGGTTTGATTTCTTTAAAAACATTCCTGCTGTTCATTTAATGAATGATGGTAAAACATTATATCATGCTGACCACGGTAATCTTTTAACCGGCGGCGGTTCGGTGTTTGGTGAAACTGCACTTTCTGATTTGAGAATGTTAGGCCGACAAGCTAAAACTCTTGATGGCAACTACATGAACATTAATTTCAACAATCTAGTTCTTCCTTACGAGTTAGAAACTGCTGCTGAAAAACTTCTTGTTCAGAACTTCAATCCTGTTACTTCTGCAACCACTAACCCATTCCAAGGCAAATTCCAGTCTCGCGTTGAACCACGTTTGAGTGCTGTAAGTACAACTGCTTGGTATGCGTTCTCTAATGAAGCTGATACTTTCGAGTATAGCTACTTAGCGGGCGAAGAAGAAATGATGACTGAGGTCAACACACATACTGATGTCGATGGAATGGAAGTTAAAGTCCGTAAAGACTTCGGTGCAGGTTTAATTGATTATCGCGCAATGGCTAAGTCTGACGGTGCATAATTAATGGCTCCCCTGCTAGTCAGGGGAATCACTCATTTTTAAATTTATTCAGAGGAATAAACCAATGAAAAACTATATTCAAGAAGGAAAGACGGTCACACTGACTGCGGCAGCAGATGTTGCTTCAGGTGACATTGCAATAGTCGGTTCACTCTACTCAGTTGCAACCGGTACTGTCGCATCTGGGGATGAGTTTGAAGGAATCACAGAAGGCGTTTATGAGTTTACTAAAACGACTGCTGATGCTCCCGCTCAAGGTGCTGCTGCTTATTGGGATGATACAGAGAAAGAAGTGACTGTAGCAACCAGTGGTAACACGCTCATAGGTAAGTTCATGAAGGCTTACATTAATGGCGATACCCTTGCTCAAGTTCGATTGAACGCACAGTAAGCATGAGTTACAAAGATGTAATTACAGCGGCATCTAGGGTGGTTAATTCCGTCCTAGGTGTCCGTTGTGACTATGAACATAGAGATGGTACATTCACCAGTGATATCCTTATTTCGATTAATAGAAATCGAGAAGTAAAAGGTGATTTTGGAATAATAGCCGGTTCGTATATTGAGGTTTCTATTCTAAAGTCAGACATTGACAAAGTAAGACCGGATGACCGGTTTATCGATGAAGATGGTCAGACCTATGAAATAACTGAGATGGTTAAAGATACTACTGCAAAATGGTATGCAAGCGTTATTGAGATTTTCTAATGGGAACCTTTACGACTAAGAACATCGATGTTCTTGTTGCGAAGATAAAGAACAAGCCGAAGACAGTAACGAAGGCTGCTCAGAATACGGTTAATAGAGCTGCTACTTTTGCAATGCGTGAATCGATTAAATTGATTACCCGCGAAAATAATTTAAGCGTTGCATACCTAGCAGGAAAGATGGAAGTTTCAGCAAGAGCTTCCAGAACGAATTTAAGAGCAAAAGTTAAGGCGCAAGACAGAAGGACATTGTTGAGTAGATATCCTTTTAGTGAAACCTCAGATGGTGTTAGAGTTTCAGTGAAAAGAGGTTCTAGCAAGTTCATCAAGAACGCCAAAGCAATAAAATTAAGAAGTGGTAATGGTGTCGGTATTGCTCTGAGAAATAAAGATTTTTATAGGTACTTGAAATCAACAGTACCTATAAAATCAACTAAGCGAGCAGCCAAGACAGCGGAAGCATTAATTAAGTCAGTAGGCAAACCTCGCGGTTGGCACGTTTTACATGGAGCAAGTGTGAATCAGATGTTCACAGAGAAGCGACAAGAAATCGCGCCACAACTGAATCGGTTCATGACTAAGAATTTTTTAGAAGAATTTAAGAGATTAGATAAGTGACAATAATTGATACCATAATGCAAGATGATATTATCTCTAACTTAGAGACATTAACTATTGCTGAAGGATTCACTAAAGACGTTTCAGTTTTAGACGGATACATGGTTCATTATGCTAAAGATTTACTTGAAAGAAATGACGGTATAGGCTTTCCTTGTGTTGCGGTGCAACCACAGTCTGATAATGTTCAACCAAACCAAAGTCAAGACAAAGGGAAAGTTACAAGAATTGTAAAAGTGATTGGAGCTGTCGATGCTACTGACAAATCAAAAGTCAATGCGGATATCAACCAATTAGTTTATGATGTGAGAAAGGTGTTATCGATTGATAAGTACGATAACAATTCAAAGGCAGAATCAATTACATTAGGTGGGGTCGAATACGCACTACCTGATAAGCAAGAACAATATGCTTACTTTGAGATGTCAGTAAATATAAATTATGTGGAGCAATGGAAATAATGTTAAAAAAAATTACCCCCAACAGAAATAATTGTATTGTCAGAATTATTGACAATGAAGAAAAGATGGGACGGTTTGTTGTAGCCGACTCTGCAAAAGAGAAATCGACACTGGCCGAAGTGATGATACCGCCTGAATTTAGTTATCATCAAAATGGCGATTTAAAAGATTCTATACTTAAGGTTGGAATGACGGTAAGATTACCGAAAGGAAAGTGCGGTACGGGAATGCCTGAAGCACCGGAAGGTGAAGAATGGCTTTGTGTCGCGGAAGATGTTATTGAATATATAATCACTGAGGTACAAAACGATGGCGAATAATAAACCCGAAACTCCTGAAGTTGAAACTCCTGAAGTCGAAACTCCTGAAGTCGAAGAAAAAATTTCAAACCCTAAAGAAAAAATTTCAAACCCTAAAGAAAAAGTAGTGAAGTTTTGTGAGCGATGTATGTTCGCAGGGAAAGAAATGAACAAAGGCGATGTACTCACCGTAACTAACGACCAAGCCAAAGGTTTAAAAGCCCGAAAGCTGATTAAGTAATTTTAATTTTTTTAACCATTAAGAGGATAGACCGATGCCAAGCTATTTAGGTAAAGGAACAATTTACGTTGAAGAAGTAGGAGCCAACAAAGGTCTTCTTTCTCTGGGTAATTGTTCAGAATTAAACCTTGCCTTCAATGAAGACAAGAAAGAACAGAAAGATTTTGAAGATGCCGGTGGAGCAGTAATTGATACCGTATCTCGAATCGATTCAGTAGTTGCCTCTGTAACTGCATTAAATCTATCTGCTGACAATGTTGCTCTTGCCCTTCGAGGTATTGTGAATGCTGTTGCCGGTGGAGCCGTTTCTGCGGAACCTCAAACTGCGTATGACTTAGCATTCATTCCGTTTGATACGTTGCCCGATATGGACCAATCCGTTACAGTCAATGGTTCAGGTGGTACACCAACTTATGTTGCCGGTACTGATTATGAACTGAAGAACGGCGGTATTAAGATTGTTGCCGGTTCAGGTATTGCAGATGCAACCGCTCTTGAAATTGACTATACTACCGCAGCATCTTATGATGTTGAAGGTCTAGCTGCTTCAGGAAAAGAATACAGAGTTGTATTTGATGGATTGAACGAAGCAGATAGCGGTAAGCCTGTACTGGTTACTTGTCATCGAGTGAAGTTTAACCCAACTCAAGCATTAGCTTTGATTTCAGATGAGTTTGCTGATTTACCTTTATCTTTCGATATTCTGAAAGATACAAGTATTGTTGGCGCTACCAAGTCGAAGTTTGTTAAAATTCAGGTTAATCAATAATTATTAATTTACCTCAATTTTTATACTGAGAAAGGGGTATTAATTTACCCCTTTTTTTATGGAGAAATGTAATGCCTATCAGTGAAGAAATCGTAGAACTCATAATTGACGCTAAGAACCTTTCAGATAAAGAATTGAGAGAAGCGGCAGTAAGTCTTGAAAAGCTAGGCAAGACAGCGGACAAAACCGAAAAAGAATTAGACCAACTAACCATTAGTCAGAAGAACCTTGAACGGTTCATAGAACTCGAAAACACTATTAGAGCTTTAAGTGTTGAGACTGCGAAGTCTGAAGTGAGAAATAAAGAATACGCTAAAAGCGTTAATGCTACCGGTGAAGCAACTGAGTCACAACGAATTCAAATAATCAATAATCGAAAAGCATTATCTGAACAAAACAAAGCCCTTAGAAGTCAACAAAAAGAATATAAGACATTAGAGGAAACATTAAAATCAGCCGGTGTTAATACTCGGACGTTCAATGCTAGTCTGAAAAAAACTAGAGAAGAATTGACTAAGAATGAATTAAAACTTAAAAACATCAACAAGCAATATTCTCAATCTGTTTCGTCGTTGAAGAAATTAACTGCTGCTGAAAAAGAAGCACAAGCAATCCAGAAACAAATCAATCAAGAAAAGAAAGAATCTGCTGAAGCAGACTTGCGAGCCAGAAATGAAATTCGCAGAGTCAATAAAGCAATTAAAGATTATGAGATTGAATTACGAAAATTAAACAAACAATTACGACAAGGTAAAATTAGTAAGGCTGATTTCATTGCAGGGGAAAAACGACTAAGGACTCAGTTGAAATTAACTGAGCTTCAAGTTAAAAGAACTAATGCCGCATTGACCTCTGAAGGCTCTCCTTTCAAAAAACGAATCAAGAGTACGGATGCACTAACTAAAGTCACCAGAAGACTAGCGCAAGCCTACACAGTGGTTATTGCTGCTCAGAAGGCGGCAGCAGCAGTTGGTGCTTCAGTAAAAGGGTATGGCGAATTAGAAGCAGCAGTTACTAAGGTTGAGAAAACTACTAGTCTCACTAAAGACCAATTGCAAGGAATGACTGAACAGCTTCAAATAATGGCAAAAGATGTTACGCCAACTGCTGCTAATGAGTTGTTAAGATATGCTGAAATTGCAGGACAGTTAGGCGCTGAAGGTTCGGAAGATATTCTGAGAATCGCAGCAGCCGCAGATGCCCTTCAATTATCTACAGATTTAGCCGGTGATGAAGCAGTAACTTTATTATCTAGAATGCTTAAAATGACTCAGGAAGGATTACCTGCAATTGATAATCTTTCATCGAGCATTGTTGAATTAGGTAACACATTCGCAGCCAGTGAAAGCGAAATAACCCAGATGACTAAAGAAGTCATAACAGGTACTACCTCCATTAATTTAGGTTCAGCAGCAGCAGCCGGTTTCGCGGCAACATTAAAAGAGATGGGTCAGACAGGAGAGCGTTCGCGTTCTTCACTATTCAAAATGTCTCAAGCAATAAAATCTGCTGCTGTGAATGGTGGTGAAGATTTAAAAAATCTTGCAGCCATCACTAAATTAACTGGTGAAGAAATAGATGAAGCATTAGGTGAAAAACCAGAACAGGTTTTAATTGCGTTCGTAGAAGGTCTGAAGAAAGTAAAAGATGAAGGTGGTTTAGTATCTCAAGAGCTTCAGAAATTTGGAATTACTGGTGTTGAAGCAACTAGCGTTATCGAAGTATTAGCTGACCAGACAGACAGACTTAAAGAAGCAGTTAGCGCGTCAAGTCAAGCTTATGCTGACGGTGATAAACACATCAAGGAAGCAATCAAAGCTTACGCGAATCAAGATGCTAAAATTGGAAGATTGGCAAATAAGTTTACTGAACTTAAAACCAAAGTAGGTGAAGCTTTTGCTGACGAAACCAATCAAGCGGTAGATGCCCTTAGTGGAGCTTTAGATGGTCAGTCAGAGAATGTGATTGTCCTTGCTGAAAATATGGCTGACTTAGGTGAAGGGATATTTGAAGTGTTACAGCAGATGGAAGAATGGGCTGAATCAATAGGAATATTCGATGCTGTAGGATTTGTATTATTAAACATCAAAAAAGCATTCAACGATATTCAAATCTTGATTGACCAGAACACAATTAGAATTTTGGAATTCAGAAAAGTTTGGAATGCACTATGGAGAGATTCGGAAGAATTTATAGAACTAACACAAAGACAGGAAGAACTTGAAGAACGAATTGCAGGCAATAGAAAAGACAGAGCAAATGCTGTTGCTCGGTTGAACGGGCAAAGTTCAGCAAGCTACGAAGATTTATTAGAAGTCGTTGAGAAGAATGCCGATGCAGTATCTCGATTAAGCGATGAAGAAAAAGAACAGATAGAAAACGCGACGAAACTTTTAGGGTTCAAAGAAAACACCGATGCTGCGTATAGAAAATTAACTGCTTCCATTATTGAGCAGGTTAGAAATCTAGAAGCCGAAGAAGCACTGAAGAAAAAAATATCCAATGAAGAAAAAGCCATTACTGAGGCTCAAGAAAAACGAGTTTCACAGCAGAGAAAATTAAACGCTCTGACTATTGAGGCTGTGAGAAACAACGGAGACCTTGAAGGTAAGCTGAATGCTTTGAAACTTTCTGTTGAAGAAGGTTACATTACTTGGGATGAGTATTTAGAAAAACAAAAACAAGTAATGGACGCTAAGAAAGCTGCTATTCCAATCATAAAGGAAATTGCAGAAAAAACTAAAGATACAGCAGTAGCCAATGAAGAAGCCAGTAAGTCAGCACAAGGACTGGTTGATTCTATTCGGGAACAGAAAAAAGAAATAAGCGACCTTCGAGGTGAACTTAAAGCAACATCTCGAAACGCAAAAGAATATGCTGATGTTCAAAGGGAGCTTGCGAGGGCAACTAAGCAATTAGTTGAAGATGAAAAAGAGTTAGCTACAACTCGCAAGCTAGAAAAGAAAACTTTGAATGAGTTATTCATCATTCAATCTGCACATCTTTTAGAAGTTCAAAAATTAGACGCTGCGTATAAGGCGGGAAGAATTTCAGTTGAAGAATACAAAATAAAATCTGAAGAACTTTCATTTAAAACTAAATTTCTGAACGATGCGATTGGTGAAAATACTTCTATAATTGAGAGGAATGCAGAAACTTTAGATGAAGGAAATGACGTACTTCAAGAACGAATAAAATTAATGAGAGAGTGGTTAGGATTGGACTCTCCCGAAGAAGATGATGATATTGATGATACTGAGGAAATGGCACAGGCAGTTTCATTATGGGCTATCGCTCAGAATCGATTGAATAAAGAATTAGATTTCACTGATTTAACCATTGATGAATTGAAAGAGGCATCTAAGGAGCTTAACAAAGAATGGAAGCACGTTAGAACAACAGCCGGTGGATGGTGGGATGATTTAAAGCGACTCAATAATGAAGCTGTTCGACGAGAGCAGAGCATCATTAAAGAAACGATTCAACTAAAGAAGCTAGAAGAACAAGTTGCCAGTGGTTCATTAACCATGAGGGAGCTTGACAGGGCTGCTAAAAGTGCTGTATTCAGTTTCAAAGCATTAGGTGATGAACAGCTTGCTCCATTAAGGGCTGCTATACGCGCTGCTAAGGCTGAGTTTCAAGACCTATCAGATACTATCAATGATTCGTTTGCTGACGTTGAAGACCGGTTAGACGCGATTCTCGGTAACGAACAGGACATTGTTAAGCGAAAATTCAAACGTGAAATGGATGAGCTGTTAGAATTGCTTGATAGAGCTAAAGAATCAGGCGATAATAAATTAATCCAGAAAATCAATGAAGCCATTAGAAGTCTAAAGAAAGCACAAGATTTAGAGTTTAAAGATCAGTTTGGAACGAACAACACTCGTTCAGCAACACAGCAACAAGAAACCCCATCTACCGGCATAGGTGGTGGACCTTCATCTGCTCAAATTGTCACTGTAAATCTTAATTTTGCAGGAACGACAAGTTCATTTAATTTTGCCGACCAAGCAAGTGCAGATTCATTTATTGCTGCAATGGAATCATTACAAGAAATTAATTCACAAGGTATAGGCTAATGACATTAGATGACGGTTCAACGACGATAACCCTGCCTGACTCAATGGAATGGTCAGATGAATTTGAATGGTCAGATGTCAAGCAGGAGATAACTAAGACGATTGGCGGGGGAATGGTGGTTGAAGAAGCCACAGTTGCCGCAGGAAGGCCGATTACATTAGTTTCAGGCGAACAGGTGTGGGTACTCAAATCAGTCTTAGATTCGCTTCTAACGCTGATTAACACCGTCGATAAGACATACACTCTGACCATGCCTGATTTAAGCACCCACACAGTTATATTTGACAGAACTTCAGGTTCGCCCTATAGTGCAAAACCAGTTTGGCGAAAATTCACTCATGAAGCTACTGATTATTTTACGCTAACCCTCAGACTGACAAAGGTTTAACATGACAATTTTAAATAATGATATCAAGATTTATCAAGCCCAAGACAATACCGATAATGATTCTGGGGGCGGTAGTCGAACCTCAGTTGAGATTGTCGATGGCGATGTTAATAACCTATTTCCAGACATTTCCCGTATCGACACCGTATCAGGTGATGTGTCTCTTAGAAAAGTATTCCCAACAGTAGTCACAACCAATCGAGATTTATACTACGGCGCTCACGCTATGATTCGTAAGAATCCTACTGATGCGAATGTCAGTGCGTTATTATTTCATACTGATAGTCCTCACGATAAACGAATTGAGGCTCAAGACAAAATCGAGTCGTATGTGATTGCTAGTTATGAGGAAGAATTTTATCTTTACGGTAATCATGTAGCAGGAGCGAAATCGGTAACGTGGTTGCAGCTAATTACATCTACACCTCCTTCAGTTGGTGAAATTTATATGCTTCGTGATGCAGACAATGTGACCGAACAATTCGTTCGTGTTTCAAGTGTTGATTCGCAAAACATTAATTTAGTTCACACAACCGGAAGCAATAATCCAATTACTTACACTCGACGAAGAATTATTTGCGAAATTGAACAACCGTTAGATGTTGCTTTTGTCGGTTCTGATTTCGCACCTTCAGGTCAGCAAGCAAATACTGCAACAACTTTTGCTACTCAGATTGCCGATGCTGCAAAATTCTACGGAACAAAAACTTTAGATGTTAATGCAACCAATGGGGACCAAGTAATTACGGTTGATAGCATTTATGAACAAGTTGTTCCTGCCTCTGTCACTCAAACACCAATCGTAAACGCTGATGCAGTTGTCGATGGTTTAGCAATATTGCCGACCGGAAAAACAGTCAGTATCACATTGACTGGTGCGACATTGAATGCTGGTGATACAGTCAGCCTTCCTCATGCTGTTGTTCCTAATTCCATGACTCAAGTTTTGAATTCAAACTATGGTGATGACGGAATAGGAAACATTATTCAAATTTCTTCCGGTAATATCTACGGTACGATTGATTATAAAACCGGCATAATGGTGTTCACCGATAATCTTGGCACAGGTGGTACAGCAGAATATGAAATCGCTAATGCGATGGAGGCTGCTACAGAATTCACTAATGGCACTTTAATTACTCAAGGTAATCAGAATTTAGTTTATGTTCAAAATTTAAGTCCTCGCCCTTCTCAAACTGATTTATATATTGACTATCGAAGTAACGGTAAGTGGTATCGAATCACATCAAACGCTGACGGAACTTTAGGTCAAGATGCAAACATTGGAGCAGGAACAGTTTCAGACAATGGAGATGGCACAGGAACAGTTTCATTAACTTTAGGTGCAATTCCCGACATTGATTCAACTATTATTTATTCTTGGGGTTCTGCTGATAGATTTACTCATCACGTAGAAGAACGAACAATCAATAGTCAGACAACTACCATTCCTGAAATTTCTACTCGATACATTAAAATAGATTTAGCTGACGGAGACATTGACCCTCTGACTTTTGTAATGCAGCTATATGATGTTACGGATAGCGCACTAGTAAATATTACAGCAGACATTGAAGGTAATTTGATTGATGCTTCAGCTACTAGAGCGATATCAGGGGAATTGGATTTTGTTAATGGAACTGTCTACATTGAAGATGTCAGTAGTAGTTCGAGATTTCCAAATCTTCAGGCTGTCGGTCAGAACATTATTATTGATTACGATACTCTCACTACGGCTGTTTCTGACCCCCATGAAATAAAAGCAAATATTGCTAGTAAAACTCCTACCGGTGGAGAAGTGACTGCTTCAGAAGACACTGGAACAGGAACAATTACATTTAATCTTGGTGAAGCAATCACTGACAGAGCTTCAGTGATTATTAGTATGCCGATTGTAACTTCAGAATTTAATGATTGGGGTGGTGTAACACCATCATATCGAGGCATTGAATATGAGTTACTTTTACGCTCTGATGCAGCAGGTAATTTACACCATGTAGGTGCAACTATCTACGGTGTGATTACTGGAACAGTTGCGTTAAATGGTGACGTATCAATCACATTAATTAAAAACACTCATCGAGAAAATAATCCTGCTTACGCTGGTTCTTTCGGAAGTGAGCCAAAGTATTTAACCATTACTGATTCTTACTACACTATTGCTGATATGGATTTTAGTTTTCAATATCGCGTTGATGCGCCTCTTGGTGGAGTAACGCGAACAGCGGCAACTCAGGTTGACGATACTGCTGAAAATTTATTGAAGTACGTCATTAATGCAGTTGGTGGAATCACCGGAGAAGTCGCTTTCAATTTCTTAGTTCAAACTACAACCAGTGAAACTTATTTATTCTACAGTGAAGGTAGTAATATTTATCATGATTATGATGCGGCAACAGGTGTTGGAATTCAGGTAGGGAGCATTGTCAAGAATACAGGTGTCATCACTTTAGATTATATGTTTAAGCCAAGTACAATGTATTTAGATTTCCAAGCGTTATTCACTGATGAAGTTGAAATAGTTGAGTACGATACGGGAACTTATACTGCTCCGTTTAGAAATGTTGTTTTCAAGACAGCAGCAACCAAGTTATCAACCGGTAGTTTTCAACTGAGATATGAGTCAGAAAATGGTTCTCAATCGGCAACGACTGATGCCAACGGTGTAATTACCGGAACTGACATTGACTCAGGGACTTCTTATGTTGATTCAATAACCGGCATGGCTTCAATTGATTTCACAGCAGATGTATTAGCTCAAAGTTTAAGATACGATGCGGTTGCTGAATCGTCACTACCTCTTGACCCTGACCTACTCGGATTGGACCCTGTTAGATTACCGATAGATGGTCGTGTACCGGTTTTCACAGCAGGAGGGCATATTGTTATATTCAATGAGGTAACTACTGCTACGACAAACGCCACACCTCTTGCTGACGATGTAGAGACATTAGCTCGGTCAGGACAGGCGTACATTGAAGTAATCGATGTTAATGGTAAACGATTAGACCCTACTCAATATGTTGCAGATAAAGTCGCAGGAACAGTTACTTTCAATAATCCTTTAACTCTTGAAGATAAATATGCGGTTGCTCTTACCGGACCATTTTCAGTAGTTGATAGAATCGAAGATATGTTGCTTGCAACTGAAGTACAAATCAACGGTTTGATTTCCCTTTCTGCGCCTCTTGCTCACGATTATACTGCGGGCATAACTAAGGTTGCCAGTAGTCTCGTTTGGGGTGATACCGGCGCAAGAGTTTATAATTATTTCTCTCAGGAAATTTGGGATAGTGGTAATCCTGCATGGTCAGATGTCCTTATAGGTGACCCAACGACTTCACAATATGATGAAATCAATTATCCAATTCAAACTGACAACCAGTCAAGCACCTCCGGTCGATGGGCTATAATTTTCAAAAGCACAACCACAGTTGATGTCGTAGAAGAAAAGCTTGGAGTGGTTGAAGCAGGGGTGAGTATTTCAGTTGATGATGTTGCCCCAATTAATCCTGCTACCGGCAATCCTTATTTCACAATGGATAAAGATGGATTCGGCGCAGGTTGGGTGACTAATAATGTTATCAGAATTAATACAGATTCAGGCGATAACAATATGTGGGTTATCCGAACAGTTAAGTCGGGCGCACTCACTGAGTCAATCGACGATATTGTTCTTGAAATCAGGGGAGATGCTAACTAATGACTATTCGCTTATTTAGTTCAGAAGATGTCGGCGCTCCTGCTCTCGGACAAACAGCAGGGGATTTCATAACCATACTTCGGGCTTGTCTCGTCGATGGTTATGGAACACGAACGGCTCAAGGTTGGTCAATGCCTTACAGTAATTTACCGGAACAGGCGGCGTTTCAAACGGTCGGCGGTAACGATGTATTACGAGTTAATAATGAGAACTATCAGTACGCTCATTTAACCGCATACGCCAGTATGTCAGATATTGATACTGGCGTTGAACCTTATCCCGATAATGCTGCTGACTTAGCAGTTAATCAATTTTGGAGAACAGGGATTAGAGGTTCGTCAAATACGTTTTATGGTAAGTGGTGGGTAATCAGCGATGATGAGTGGTTTTATTTTTACGCGCCACATGACACAGCTACACCTTCTGACCCTATGGGTTTTTTCTTCGGACAGTATGATTGTATTGAGCCGACCTTTACGGCGAACTATGTACTCACTGGATATTCTGCTACTGAAACAACAGTTTCAACCTCGTCAGTGGAAAATGGATTATTCGCTGAAGCAGATTTATGGTGTCGCAGAGATTATAGAAATATCGCAGGTTTCAGACTTGATGCAAGGAGAGATTTTGAAGCTGTAAACTATCAGTATCCAAGTAGGCTAACTGGTTCGATTGCTTGGGAACGTGTAAAGATTCGTTCTGATTTCGCTCCGTATGATTATTACGGTACATTTCCTGAGTATTATCGAGCAATGACAACTTCTGATTATGATTTATCCCCTATGGGTGCATTAATTACTATCAACGGTGATAACTATTTACAGATGACACAGAGTACAAATGTTATTGCCGTTAAATATGATGTTGCGGTAGGTTAGTAATGAGTGTTGATAATCTGCTGAATTTTAATGGAGTAAACGGAACTCAGGTTTTTACTGATGATGGGGATTCTCCGCTTACATTTACTGCTACTGATGCGACTCCCGTATTAGACACCAGTGAGAAACAATTCGGTTCAGCAAGCGTATCGTTTGACGGTAATGGTTATTTAACCAGTGGTGCCATTTCAATTCCTGATACGTGGACATTAGAAGGGTGGATAAAACTAGCTGATTACTCAGGCAATGGAACTCGCCAGTATTCATTTTTTGGATTTAGAGATTTAAATAATGGAGCAGTTTCTAACTTTTTCGGAATAGGATTATCGTCGGCAAGATATTTTGAATATTATGATTCATTCAGTAGAATCACCGAAGGAAAAGCAGCATCTTTAGATTGGACTCATATTGCGATAACTTGCGATGATAAAAAAATAAGATTGTTTGTCAATGGAACACAACAATCGACTCAAGCAGCTAGTCATGTTAGTACTGCTGATTTTTCCAATGTTTCTTTTGAAATCATGGCAGCAAGTAATTCATCGGTTTCTGAACATTTATCGGGTCACATTGATGCTGTCAGATTTACTCCAAATGAAATATTATTCAGTGCTGTTTCTCACAGAGACTTTCCATTCTCAGAGCCGACAACTACAACCTCACCACCACCTGACCCAAACGATAATTTCATTGCTGGTGAACCTATTGTTTTAGACTCAGTAGATAATTTACCTATTAAATTCAAGTTCGATGGTGATTTTGTTGTGGGTACAGGAAGTAGCGAAGGTGGTGGACCGGAAACTGACCCAACAAGTACTAATATTATTTCAGGTAATGTAAAGAAATTAGGGTTGCCGTTTGGTGCAAGAGTCGTTGTTGTTTCCGTGGGGGTAACTCCTGAAGTCGTTGGTTCAGGAACCTCAGATGATATTACTGGTGATTACTCAATTGATGTCTACCCTTACGTAAGTGAATGTTTAATTTATGTCGCACCGGACTATGGCAATGAATTTACAGCAGATGCATTCGTCGGAGCAGGACAGGTTATTCATCCGACTATTCCTAATCGATATATCTATGTGGCTCAAGCCGGTGGAACAGTCGGTGGTGTGGAACCTACGTGGCCTACTGAGGGTCAGATTGCATCTGGTGGTGTTACGTTCGATACAGTAGGTCTTCACCGACCTCTAATGAATGGATTTGTTAAGCCGGTAGTCACGCCGATATGACCGAGTTAATTGCAATTTCATTAGGTGGAAGCTACGGCAAAGGCTCACCGATAGATAATGATTTTAAAATCTCATGGGCGCTTCATGAGACAATAGATGTTTCTAGTTCATTGCCGATAACTACGGGAACACCGGTTGATACTGGAATCAAATATCAATATGAGCATGGTAGCTTTAAAAGTTTTTTTATCAATGGCGGGTTGGTTTGGGATAGACTGGATGAATTGAACAGTAGCGTCAAAGGAATCAAGGCCGGTATTAAAATTAATCCCTCAGTGAATAGCGGATATTCTTGGGATAGATTGGATGAATTACATTCTTCAGTATTAGGTGTTAAGTCCGGTACTACTCCGGTAGAAACAGATGGTAAATTTGAATTTAATTTGGTAGACGTTCAATATGATAAACCAAATCCGAATCTTCAGTATCGCTATCTACCAACGAGTGATTTCGTCATTGGTAGCGAGCTAGTTACGTTTACGACTGATTTTATTCAACCAGTGGATTTAACGGCAATTAGAACTCGCTTATCGCCGGTTGGTTCAGGAACACAATTTCCGTGGAGCCGAACGAGAATTGTTGATATCTATCAGGCTTTGAATTATGGTTATTCCATTAATAATTTTTTAGTTGGGGGTTCTGTCAGAACTGATTATCCAGTTGATGATGATGCAATAAACCCACCCGTTGACCCACCAACAGTAGCAGAGGTAGTGAGAATCGTGAACATCGTTAATGTGGTTAAATTACCTGAGCGAACGCCGATTGATTTCGTAGACTTTACGTTAGCGACTGACTTAGATTCAATCGCATGGGTAGTCAATTTTACTATTGGCTCTCAGGCATCTTTAGACATTCTGAAACCGACCGGCTTAACAACCGTTGAAGTTGAAATAAATGTCAATGGTGAATTGTTTGTCTGCTTCATCGGTCGAACTAAGACAGTCATATCGGCTGACCCTAGTGGGATGCCTAAAAAATCGTGGAAGTGTACCGGATGGTCAGCAATTAAAACACTAGCTCACCCTTACACTAAGAAACGCTCTCATACTGAAACGTCGAGCAGTACACCATCTGGGTTACTGAACGATGAATTGACCGGTACAGGCGTCACAGGAGCTTGGAACAGCGTTTCATGGACTATCCCTGCCAACGTATTCACCTACCTTGAGAAATCGCCACTAGCGGCTATCGCGGAGCTTGCTGAGTCGGTAGGTGCAGTAGTCATCCCTCATGCTTCAGATAAATCTCTGACCATTGAGCCGTACTACCCTGTCTCACCTTGGGATTGGGATATTACGACTGCTGATTATAATATGAATGAAACAGAGTTCTATTCGATGGACACCGAATGGATTCCCAAGCAGGCTCCTGATTCAATTTATGTTTACGGCGAAGAAACCGGTGGGGTAGCAGTTAAATGTGTCAAGAACGGTACAGCAGGGATTCTAACGCTACCTACTGTCGTGAACAAATACATTACCGATACTGTTGCAGGGACCGAACGAGGAAGAATAGAAGTAGCTAAGGCTGCTTTCAAAGAAATCATTCCGGTAACTACCTACGTTGATGCGACTGATGGAATTATTAAACCTCAATCATTACTGTCAATTACCCCGCTATCTGGGAGTACATGGAAAGGCATGGTTATTGGTACTTCAATCAGCATTAAACGCGTAGGAACTGCGGTTGTTCAGGCACTTCAAATAGAGAGGCATTACGACTAATGGCTAACGCATTTAATAGATTTCAATCACTAGTTGGAACAAATTCAATCGACGTAGTAACGATTACCGGTAACAACGGTGATGGAACCAGTAATGCTACTACGCTTGCAGGAGACCCGATTACTGTCAAAGGTGAATCGGTTTCTTCGGGGAATAACGCATTTATCAGGGGTGGTGAGATAATTCGGTCTGCTCCTAACTTGACACCTACACAAGTTAGTATATAATTTGAGTCCTCCTTATGTTGTATTAACCCTCTTAATTGAGGGTTTTTTTTGTCCGGTGATTAAATCAGTGTTTCAGGGGTGGTTCACTGATGGCTCACTAATCACCGGACAACTGCTTTCTTATTTCGTTCAATTTCTTTGTGTTAATTTCACTTCTAGTCAGACATCGAGGTGGGTCATTATCTTTAACGTCCCACGACTTACCGCAACAATGACATTGCCATTCGTCTTGATATTTGATTGCGTTCCGATGAATATTCATTAGTGACCCCTCTTGCGTTTATCGATGGCCGCAAATGGGTCAATGACTTTATTCATTTCCCGCGACTTGATAATGAATAGTTTTTCTCGAACGCTGCATTCTAATTTATTCAGCTTGACAGCTATGTCACGCACTGAGAAACCTTGCTCATCTAATTCCATTACTGCTTCTTTAAATTCATCTGATGTCATAATTACCTCTTAGTTTAGTAAAAGTGGGTCAACGAGTTTCTTAGTCTCCCCAATATAATAATCATAGTCAATTGTTGTCACATCAAAATCTTTCATATCAGTGCAGTCAGTAACAAACACATCTTTGTCGATTCCGATTTCTCGCGGAGGCATTTCGCTTAACTCTGGAAAAGCAACCGGTTTAAATTTACCTGACTTCGGCTGCTTACCGTGAGTAACGACTTGATATTCTCCGGTATCTTCGTGCTGATAGTGGTCTCCGGTGTCCCACTTGTCGATTTGAGTTTGAGTATGTGGCATTGTTTTAATTAACTTACCACCATCGACACTCGCATAGTAGCGGCTAATATTCTGAAGCGGTTGTCTGTTTTCACCTTTCACTAATTCTAGTTTTGATGAGCGCGGTACTTTCGTTCGTAACATGAAATCTAAATAATTAACATGGTTCTGGATAAATTTACGAATGCTCTTACCTTCAACTAAAGCAGCCGAAGCAGCCTTGGCTACCACAACAGCACTTTGATTTTTATGCCATGCTAATTCTCTGGTTTGCGGATTGTCAATCGACAACTCATAAGCATACGCGCCGATACGTTTGACATATCCATCGGTTGTAACTGCCAGATAAGAATTAACATCTCGAATAGCCATCATTGAATATTCAGCTTCCTCAAGTTCGAGACTGGTTATTTCTTCCCACCACTTCCACAGAGAGTTAGCGTGTTCTCGATATTCCTTTGGACACAGGAAAGTTAAACCATCTGTGTTAATCTGAACCATCTTCAGGTCTGGTATTTTCATTAAGTGTTCAGCGAGCATACAAAGTAAAAGCTGACCGTTGATAGTTATGCTCATCGTGAATTTCTGGTCTAAGAAACAGCTAAATAAATTTGATGAGTTACCGAAAACAGAATTCAATGCTAGCTTGAGCATTGAATTTTCAGCAGTCTTTTTCGCATAACTCTTACGTTGATTGTAAACGTCTTGATAGATGTCGCAGAAACGCTCTGTTAGGTGTTCTGGATAGAATCGGCTACCAATAGCAAGGTTAGGGTAGTAGCTCGCTACGTCCCAATCTAGGAGGTCGTGAGTATCAGAATTTCGTACTACTTTCTTTTTCAGGCTACCGTGAATTCCTCCCGCTCCGAAGTCAAATTGAAACCCATCGAGGGTAGCGTGTAAGTCATTAAAGAATCCTTTCAGGGAAAGTAAACCTGTTTTATCGAATTCATTAATTACTGATGATTTTAGAAAATTAAGAACCTCTTGAAATTCAGGACGCTCAAATTCAACGTATGGCAGAATGACTTCGGCTATTTTGATTTCTTCTCTGAAGGTCTGATTTAACTCACCGTTTATTTTCTTAGGGATTCCATGTTTTTCTAATTCCATAATAAAATATTCTGAACCAATCTTAGAATCACTGAAGTTCGTGAAATTCCTACGATGTTTTGCTGATAGCTTATCTCTGAAATCAATCATTGGTTGCGTATAACCTCTGAATTTTTCAGTCTCCCTTGTGTCATGACCGTTGTACGCTAATATCTCTCTTGATTGCTCATAAGTTAATGGCTTTAACGGGTCATAGGGTAAGTCTTTGATTGTCGGTGAGCGCATATTAAATTCAATCATTTTCAATGAGGTCATTTTTGCTCGATTATCGAAATGGTGAATTTTAAATAAATCAACCTGCGGAATATGATGTTTGTTCTCATAGATTACATGAGGATTAAACTGGTGAATTTTCCCGTCAGCAAAATAAGCCTGTGATTTTTTATAAAGTGATTGATAAGATGCTACGCCTAATGAATCAATAAAATGATGTAATAACATATAATCGTAAGCAGCATTATTAAACCCCACCATACGATGTTTGAATGTTTTCAAACCCATTAAGAAATCCATGAATTTCTTTCGGTCATCGTGCCATTCTGATATTTCAAATATGAAAGACCTCCTGTTATCCAGAACGGCATAACAGGAAAAGAAATTCGGGTAGCACTCTAAATCGTATGAGAAGTCAGCCATTAAATTAAAACTCCTGTAATTTAATGGCTGCTTGAATACTCATGATTGCTTCTTCCCAATCTTGCTTTTGAGATTTAACGCCTCGGTTTCCACCATCAAGTAATTTTTTTATTGCATGACCGATGGCTTGGTCCTTCACATCGAATGCTTTTAAAGCAGCATATACGTCGATGCAATGTACGGTTTCACCGGATGGTGTATTAACCTCAATAGTCTTAACCATTCGGTGATAGCGAGATAGTCGTTCTTCAACTTTTGCCGGTTTAATTTCAGGCATAGGTGTATCAGAAGAAGACTTAGGTAATTGAGATTCATACGGTGGAAAACTCGCTACTGGTTTAGGAGTATGAGGTACTACTTTCGATGGTTCAGCACAAAAAGGACATTCATGATATGTTGACGAATTATATGCTTTCATACAAGTATTACAAATTTTAGTTTTCATTTTTTATTTTCTCCAATAAGTTGAGTGATTCTCTTTCTGAGAGTGTTTGAGCCTTTAAAATATTAACTTTAAAAGTTCGTTCAAAAAATAGCTGAGTAGTTTTAACGTCCCAATTATTCTTAGTACCTGTGTCATGACACCATTGCTGCATCTGAGTTCTTAATTGTGTCTGTGCAAATTGTCTTTTAACGTGGTTATTAACCGCAGAATTCACAACCATGCTTTTCATGTTCGCCTTCATCATATTACTTCGTAAGCGAGCAGGGTTTAAATCAACCTTATCTCTCTGCTTTAAAATCGTGTCAATAAATTCTACGTTCATTTCAACCAAGTCAGTCTTATCGACAATCAACTGCTTCATCGCTTCGTTGGTTTCTTCTTTCGTTTCTTCATGAGTACATTCAGGACATACAAATCGTGAGCGAACAGTCGGTGTATAAAATGCAAAACATTCAGGGCATATTCTACCGCTCGGTAATTCATTATCGCCTGTTTTCTTTTTGCCTCGCTCCAATGTCCATTCTGGGTCATCATGTGGCGCACCATAAATACAATGACGAGAAACATTACCGACTTGATCAATTAAAATGCCGAAATCTTTACCTTCAAACGGACGGAGTAAACGACCGAATTGCTGCTTGAATAAAGAATAGCTTTCAGTTTTTCGTAACATGATGACGCAACTGACAGCAGGGCAATCATACCCCTCCCCAAAAAGGTCGCAATTTACGAGATTTTTTATTGACCCTAATTTAAATTCAGTGAGTGCTTTGATTCTTTCCGGTAATGGCGTTTTAGAACTCAAGGCTACTGATGGTATTCCTGCTCGATTAAATTCGTCAGCAACGTGTTCAGCATGAGCAATGTTTACAGTGAACGTGATTGTTTGTAGACCGGAAGCTAATCGTAAATATTGTTGAACTGTATCGCCGGTGATATCTGCTCGGTCTGTTCGTTCGGCTAATTGCTTCTGATTGAATTCGCCATTCTTTGTGATTCGCAATCCAGACACATCGAGTAATTGTGGAGGTACGAAAATTTTATATGCTGATAAATTTCCGGTTGTAATTAATTCACCCATCGTCGAGCCGACTATCATCTCATCGAATACGCCATCATAGTCACGACCTAAGCCTTGCTTGTCTGAACGTATCGGGGTGGCGGTTACTCCTAATCCTATTGCATTCGGAAACGCTGAAACACACTTACCCCATTTATTTTCTTTCAAACAGTGATGTGCTTCATCGAGCATCCAGACTTTTATTAGTGGTAATATTTCATCGAGTACACCAGATTCTAGTCGTCGTGTGAACGTATCGACTGACGCGATAGTAACGTGAGAACCTTCATTATGATATGAGTCACCATGCTTAATGTGATTCGCATTAGCGGTATCTCTAACGGTATGTTTTGCGGCAATGAATCCGTGATGAACACCCATTAAACATAAGGCATCGGATATCTGAGAAATTAAAACGTCACGGTGAGCAAAAATAATAACTCGTTCTTTGTTAGCAAGAGCATTTTTTGCAAACTCAGATTTAATAATTGTCTTACCTGCGCCAGTTGGTTCAACCAATAGAAGATTTGTGTGCTTCTTCCACCCTTGGTAAACTTTGTCAACTGAGGATTGCTGATAATCGCGGAGAGTTATCACTATTTACGAACCTCATAATCACCGTCAAGGTTCATTTCGATAATGGTGTCATCAATGCGATATTTAGTGTGAGTGAAAGAACACTCGGTTGCGTGAAATTCTTCAATGAGATTCTTACGTTTTTGAATAAGTTTATTCATGCCGTAACGAGATAGTTTATTGATTCGTTTGCAAAATAATTCTGCTTTATTGTTATTCATTTTCACTCCTGTTATTTTGTGTTGGTGTATTTTTCACAATTACTCTCGCGCTCTTGCGACGACTCGAAAAAACCGTAAGACCAGTAGTCTTCAAATCCACAGGTCAAACATTTCGTTTTAGCCTCGCAAGCATGACCGTTAACAGTATCAACCAATTCAACATCGTTAGTCTCACCGCATCGGTTGCAAGACTCTAAAACGTGATACTCAATCATTATTCACCCCTGTTATTTTAAGAAGGTGTTCAGAGACAGGAGTTGAACCTGTAATCAAAGCCTTAATAGTCACCACAACCTAGATGGAGTCGAACCATATTTCTCTACCGCAGACTGAACATTAATTAGTGAGGTGGAGTTAGTAAAAGGCTCAATCATTAGCCGGATTTAAACCGATTCACTAACCTACCCACAGCAATTTTATATGCTGCGGTTATAACTCCACCTCTAAGGGAATCACACCCTCTATATTGGTTAATCTTTAAATGCGCCAACTGGCATTATCATCTCATCGTCTTGGGAGTGACACCACATCATTATACTGTCCAATATAATGACAGTGTAAACACTGACTCGCTTATCGTTGGAGGGCAGCTAACCCCACCTCGGAACTAAGTTCAACCGCCAACGAAATTAATCATACACTAAATAAAAATAATTTCAAATATTATTTTACATTCTTTGAAAATCATGTATGATGCACACTCTCACAACGAGAAACTAAACAATCCAATATGAGGAAAACATTATGGAATTAGGAATACTAGAACGGATAGAAGCCAAGTTAGATAAATTGCTTGGTGCTGAATCTGCCCCTGCTGAAGCCGGTCGATGGAAAACCGACAGAGTAGAAGTTGCTGCCCCAGAATTAACACCCACTGTTGAAGTACAACCAGAATTACCAGTAGAGGAATCGAAAGGCTCTGGAATGCTCGATGACGGTGGTTATGAGTGGGATGAGCGCATTCATTCATCTAACAAGAAGAAGACTGCTAAGGGTATCTGGACAAGACGGAGAGGTATAGATGACTCATTGTATAACCAAGTGATTGCGGAGCAGACAATTAACCCACCAGAAGGTTCGGAAGAAGCAGACATTAATGCTCTGGATGTTCCAGAAGCACCATCGGTTCCAACACCTCCTGCTCCACCTTCACCATCGGTTCCAACACCTCCTGCGGTAAAACCTGAAGACGAACTTAAGAAAAAAGTTATGGCTTCAATTGCAAACTTAACAACGCGCTTTGGTGTAGATTTTGACAAGGTGATTGCTCAACTTCCTGACAACGTAAAAAGCTTTGATGCACTTGACTCAAGTAAGTATCAAGAAGTGAGTGTTGCAATGGAAGCTTGGGAAGGATGGTTAGATTTGTGTCAAGATGAAAATGTGACTATTCAAACAATCGGTGGTCAAGCAGGTATTGACGGAATGATTAGTATTTATAATCACTACAATAACTCAACGAACTTCAACCAGATTGACCCTTCTGAATTAAACAATGTTCATGATTGTTTAATGGATTATCGTAAGAAGTGGGAAGCGGTTAAGTAAGATGGCTGAAATAGTTCACAGTCGATTCGGCGCATCTGGTTTCAGCAGAATTATTGCCTGTAATGGTGTGATTCGACAAACCAGACATTGCGTCAATGAATCAAACCCTGCTGCTGAACTTGGTACTGCTGCTCATGAAGCCGGTGAATTTGCATTGCGAATGGGTGTGAATGCTTTTGACTTATTAGATATTGAATTTAACGGTCATACCGTGGATGCTGCGATGGCTGAAGCGGTTCAACTCTATGTTGCTTTTATTAGAAATATAGCGTTGGTAAATAATGTTAAACCAATGCTTGAAGTTAAAGTAATCATGCTATCAGTGCGTGAAGATGTTTTCGGTACTGCTGATTGCATTTTCATCATCGGTGACACCCTTCACGTGTATGATTACAAACATGGTTATGGAATTGTCGAAGTTAAAAATAATTCTCAAGCAACTTTTTATGGTGTTGCTGCTCTTGATACTTTTCAATTGTGGGACACTATTAAAACTGTTCGTACAGGAATTATTCAACCTCGCGCTGACCATGTTGACGGGTCCATTCGTCTTCATGATTATACAATCGAAGAAATGAAGCAGCACCAGATTGTATTTAAAAATACAGTTGAAGCAGCATCAAATCCTAATGCACCACTTAACGCAGGAGAGCATTGTTTGTATTGTATGGCTTCCGGTTTTTGTAGACCTCGCATTGAAAGAACTATGAGTTTAGCGTATGGTGAAAAACCAGTTGAAACGCTGAATGAAAATGAAATCATTGCAATGTTTAAAGAAGTACCGGCATTAAAAAGAAACATCGCTAGAATTGAAGAACGAGCATTAAGTCTTGCTCGTGACGGAAAGGAAATCGAGGATTTCAAATTAGTGAGAGCTATCAAGCGAGCAAGTTGTTCTGATGAAAAACTATTTATTGAAGCGGCGAAAAAAAGCGGCATTGATAAATCCAAACTTTATAATCTGAAATTAAAATCGATGACGGATTGTAAAAAAATTGTTGATAAGAAAGTCGTTGATGAATATTTCGTCAAACCGCCCGCGTCAACTACTTTAGTAAAAATGACTGACAAACGTGCTGCGGTATCTACCCGTCCATCGGCTGTCGGTAAATTCAAAAATGTAACGGAGAAATAAAAAATGGCTAATGAAATTGTATTTACAGATGTGTTCAGATTGTCATACCCTCATTTAGAAAAACCTCAAGAGCCGCAAAATGCAGGTGAGGCCGCTAAATATGGTATTGCAATGATGTTCCCGCAGTCAGGTGTTTTACCTGTCAACAATCAACCAAGTACTACTGATTCAATATTCGCTGCTCTCGACAAATGCTGCATGGAGCAATGGAATATTAATTTTGCTCAGGCATCGGCTGAAGGTATGGGCGTTCAATTCCCACCGAAACGAAAAGACGGTAATACTGTTTTTGAAAAAGACGCGCAAGGTAATCCTATCGCCGGTCAGGTTAGTCCTAACTCTGCGAATATGTGGATTCTAACAGCGAAGAATATTGACCCAGTTGGTTGCTGTGACCCAACTGGTACAATTGATATCGCACCGAAAGATGTACTCGCCGGTTATTGGTGTTCAGCAGAATTAGAATGTGCTGCTTATGACAGTAAGAACGGTCGAGTTATTTCTATTAAAGTGTTGAATGTTCAACTGTGTTATAAAGATGAGGTGTTCGGCAACAAACGTGTAGCGACTCCTGCTTCGGCTTCATTCGCTAATCGTGCAATTGCTGATTCAAATATTGCACAAGGTTCTATTCAGCGAGTGGTTCCGAATCAAGTAACACCATCGGCTCCGTCAGTGCCGACACCTCCTGCTCCTACAGTGCCGACACCTCCTGCTCCTACAGTGCCGACACCTCCTGCTCCTACACCAACCACTCCGGTAATCATGAATGAAGGTCAGCCGACCTATGAAGCAATGATTGCTAATGGATGGACAGATGAGCAAATCATTACAGCAGGTTACGGTAAAGCTAACTACATGGACCCTGCGGGATGACACCGGAGCAACGGGCCTCTCAAGACGTTCGCCTTCGGGCGAGCCAATGGGGAATGAAGTTGTTCAGGAACAATAGTGGGGTTCTCATGAATCCTGCTAATATTCCTGTCAGATTCGGATTAGGTAACGAGTCGAAAAGAATAAATAAAATAATTAAATCAAGCGATTTTATTGGTGTTTTTGCTGTCACTATTACACCAGAAATGGTCGGTAAGACAGTCGGTGTTTTTGCAGCCATTGAAGCTAAGGCTGATGGATTTGTTGAGCGGGAAGAATACCCTGAAGGCTCAAGAGAGAAAGCACAGAAAACATTTATTGATTTAGTAAAAACTCAAGGTGGACTAGCAGGTTTCGCAACCAATGCCAGTGACGTTGATAAACTCACAGAAACATATTTTAGCGGATTAATAAAATGACTAAAAAATCAGAAATAAAAAAGCGTTTGTTTGCTTACGAAGATAGGAATGCTGTTCACGTAGCAATGGTTAAACGTCAAAAGAAATTACAAGCACTGGTTGATATTCACGGAATCGAAAACGTGTGTCTTGCCGGTGGCTATGCTGAATCGACTTTGAGTCAGTACTTAAGAATGTCATCACCTAATATCGGAAAAGAAAATCTGGATAAAGCTATTCATATTTTGAAAGGATTATAATAATAATTTCCAACATTAGGGGATGCAATTATGCAGTATGATTTAGAGCAAGTCAGGACTCACCTCGCGTTGTTATCAGGTGAAGAAAACTCATTAGAAACCTTTCAACATTATTTTGACCCTGACGATTTACCCAAGCGAAAAGGTTTAGCAACTCATTTTACGAATCGGCTGAATGAAAGCCTTGATTACCTTCTTGAGATGCAAAAACATCTTTGCGGTATTTATGTGACTGTCAATAAAACAGACGGTAAAGGCAGGAAAGAAAAAAACGTCATCGGCTATCGTAACTTTTTTGTTGATTATGATGATAGTACTGAGCCATCGTGGACAATACCCCCTACCTGTACGACTAAACGTGGACCGAGAAATGGTCATGGGTTCTTTCACGTTAAAGGGGAGTGCAGCAAGGAGGACTGGATTAGAGTACAGAAACATTTAATTATGTTCTACAAAACGGACCCTGTAATGACTGACCCACCTCGCGTGATTCGTGTAGCAGGGTTCTTACATTTAAAAGATTCTAAAAACCCCCAAATGTACCGGCTTGATATCATCAATAAAGATGTCTCCTATACTGTCGATGAAATGATTGCTTCTATGCCTCTCAATGAGGCGCAACAGGAAGCCCTTGACGATTGGGTTAATCAGGAGTCGAGAGTGGACACAGGGACCGGATATGAAGCTAATGCTGCCCATAGTGTTAGGCTACTCAATTGGGCTAAGATTCAAGCGCCCGTAGCTGTCCGTGGAACCGGCTCTAAAACAGTCCTTGGTGTTGCAGGGTGGGCGCATGATTTAGGTATTCCCTTTGACGAAACTCAACAAGTCCTATGGGAACACTATAACCCTCGCTGTGAGCCTCCGTGGTCTGATGAACCCCATGAGAAGACAGATTTCTTTGAGACTGTTAAACGGGCCTATACAGGCGCTCATAGTGCGGCAGGTTGTCGAACATTCAAACACGCTGTTCAACAGCGCAAGCTACCCCCTCGGACTGATGGGTGGACTGCACAACCTGAGATTCTTAGTTCTGATTCTCCTGACATCGATACGAGCGAACGCGACTATGGTCGAATGAGTAAAGATGAAGCTGTTAATGCTAAGAAAATGTTAGACGCTAAGACACCGGAGATGGAAGTTGCTATCATGTTCGATGGTTACGAATACAATGGTCGAGAAATCTATCGTGAGGATAAAATGTATTACCGGTATAACGGTAAAACTTATGAGTATGTTTCCGATGATATTATCAAAGCGGAAATTCAAAAGTTCTGGTATAAGGATAAACCGTCGAGTGGGAAAATTAACGGCGTTATTGAGTCTCATAAAAACCTAGTAACTCGTAGTGGATTGGCTAACGGTACATGGCTCAATCGAAAAGATTCTGATGGTTCAAACTATTCAGTTTTTAATAATGGCATCGTTGACCTGTCACTTGAAAAACCAATTGTCATTCCTCATTCGTGGGCTTACTTTTCGTTTGCTAGTAAATCGTATGACTATGACCCCGAAGCTAAATGTCCTGTGTTCACACGTACAATAAATGATATGTTTGAGCATGACCCCGATAATACAGTTCTACTTTTAGAATTCATCGGCTTGTTACTCACTCATGTTTTAAAATGGCAAAAATTCTTATTCTTAAAAGGTGTTCCTCGCGGCGGTAAGGGAGTCATAACCAATCTCATTCGTAAGTTAGTCGGTGAAGAAAACTGTGCTAACCCATCGCTTCAGGATATTGTTAAAGCGCCTATTCTTCATTCATTATCGACTAAATCAGTAGCATTCTGTGATGACGTTCGCTCACTACCAATGGGTATTCGAGATACCGTATTATCCAAACTGCTTCAGCTTACCGGTTGTGATGCTCAGACATTCGATGTTAAATTCAAGGGCGCTCAAACGTGCGTTATACCGGCGCGATATGTGATGAGTTCTAATGAGATTCCAGACTTCATTGATGCCTCTGGTGCTTTGCTTGCTAGAATGCTGCTAATCACGTTCGAGAAGTCCTACAGAGGTCGAGAAAACCTTACATTGGGCGATGACCTTGCTGCTGAACTATCTGGTATCTGTAACCTCGCTACGGCTGCTTATCGTGCTGCTGATAAACGTGGTCGATTTACTGAACCTGAGTCTAGTAAGATTGAAAAAGAAATTATGCGTACTGAGTTCTTCCCCCTTTCTAGTTTCGTTACTGACAATTGTGACCTCGAAGATGATAGCTTGGTGTCAGTAACGGACCTCTATAAATCTTATCTGGTTTATGCGTCAACGAATTCCGTTCGTATGCCATACACTAAAACGAAATTATGCAAACAGCTTCGTAGTTCTGATTTAGCTTTGCGTATGGTTAGAAAAACGATTGACGGTAAGAAAGAAAACTACTTAATCGGTATTGAATTAAATCAAGAAGCAAGGGATATTATCAGTCTCGATAATGTTACGAACTTCCCAAACAGGAGAGAAAACAATGGTTAGATTTATAAGTAAAATAAACTCAGGAGAGAATGTTAGCGGCATTCAATCTGTGAACATGGACCTCGTTAGACTCGTTGCGCTTGATGAACCAAGTAATACAATAAATATTTACTTCAGTGGTGGCGGTCCTGATATGAGTTGGAACTTTGAGACTAGAGATGAAATGTATGAGATGTTTGTGTTGATGACGAAATATGTACCCCCTATAAAAGCGGGGTAGTTTTCTACTTAATTATCTTCTTGCAATTGGTCCCATCTTTTGTACATGAAAAACAATTTCCTGAAGGGTAACAAATAACATTCTTGTGACCCTTTGTGGAAGCAAATGTAACCGGTGTGTACCAAGTCGCAACAGCTAATGCTATTACAGATATTACAGTAAATGGTTTACTTTTCTTCATTTTATTTCTCCAATTTTGCCATCAAAGTCCGGTGATGGCTTCCGGTTGTTATTCTTTCTTTTTGATAAAACATACATAGCAACGCTCCTTATACCCGCCATAATCCCATTCCCCATTAACTGCTTCGCACCAGTCGTCAAAATAGTCTGGGTGATTATCATCTTCTTTGTTGAACTGATAGAATGTAACAAGATACCACCCATCATTTTTAGCTCTAACCTCTAAGGCTCTTAGTTTTTCTGAGTTCATCAACTCTCTATTCCTTATTGTTGGTTGCTTCTTTAACAGCCCATTCCCACAACTCAGATTGATTCTGGCCCATATATTCGCTTTCAAATAACTTAATGGCTTTTTTAGCTTGTTGGTATGTCATAATCTATTCCTTATTACAATCTCATAACAACTATCACAAACATGAACCACATTTTCATCACCAACAGGTTCACCATACAAACTTTCGTATTCAGTCTCCAACTCTTTCTGAGTCACAGTCGATTGAAGTATCTGGTCGCAACCTTCGCAAGTAAATTCGTGCGATTTCTTTAACCTGTTGATTTCAGCCTTTTCCCATTCTTCAAAATCTCTGTTCGATTCAGCTAACATTCTTCTGTTACCGTTAAAATAATTCATGACACTAATACCCCTATGGCTTTCTTCTTTCTGGTTAAGTAAAAATCTAGCATTCGTTGACCTTCGCAAATCGATACAGTGTCAATATGAACCATTCGCTTTACGACTTTATTCCATCGCAGGATTCGTAGTTTGTTCATACTGTTATCCTCGTTAATGTTGCATTGTGTTCACTGTATATCGGTCCATAATAAACACCTTCAAACCACGGTGAATCCCAATATCTTGCTTGAAGTATTCTGAGTCGAGTAAGTATGTCGATACGTTCAACCATTCGCTCTAATTCTAGCTTATAATCAAACTGAGCGTGTAAGGTTAATTCGGTGCAAGTTCCTATTTTTATACCACAAACAGAAATCGTTCCTTCTCCTAAGTGCTTATTCATCGTCCTGCTCCCATTCCAATATCGGAGAGTGTTACCCCGTAGGGCATCATCTGCAATTCTAATGACTTAAAATGCTTGCTGAATGTTAGGCTGCGAAGGTATTCAACCGGCTTACGTTTAGTCACAACCACTTCGGCTATACGCTTGTCATCCAAATACACTCGAACGTAACTCTCGTTGCCTGTTACTGCGTGTGTGCCTGTTACTTTTATACTCATTACTGCTTACTCCTACTCTCGTTAATTTCTTCATTGAGTTTGTGATACATTTCATTAAAATTAATGAAATCTCTACCTTCAGGGTTGGAAAATCGAATTCCGTATTTAGAATGGTCCACAAGTTCTTTCGCCTTATTTAAAGAGCAACCTAAAATTTCAGGCATATCTTTAGTCTTCACCCCCCTATCGACTAGCTCTTTAAATAATCTGTAAGTTAGGTGTTTAGCTTTCAAACGATAGAAATTCTTCCATTTAACTGCCTTGCTCCATTTCAACTTATAAGTTTTACCATCATTGTTTAAAGATTCAGTACCGCTTTTGATTTGCCTTTTAGTTGTAGTGATATCAGTCTTAATTTTATAAAGTTCAAATTCAATTTCTTCTTTCTTCGACATCAAACCTTTCAGTTCTTTTTCCTTCGTTTCTTTAAAATCGTCAGTACTCATTACTGCTTACTCCTACTCTCGTTAATTAATGTATCGATACACTCAATCATTCCGTCGATGAGGGCTATTTCTCCCTGCTCGACGCTCGCTATCCAGTACCGAACTGAATCGTGCTTACGGCTCAAATCTCGAAGCTTGAGAGGTATCGAAACACCCCCCGCTTCAGGTGTAGTGAATTGTTCATCAAGAATACCCCTCCTATCTAAGCTGTCGAATATACCCTTTTTATTCATGAATTTATCTCCATTATTAAAATCGTGCGATAACCCTGTCCTTAATGCTTTTAATATAACACTTTCAACATCCACTTGTGTTCTTAAATTAAAATCTAAACATAGTTTTTTTAAATAATCTTGAGATATCTTGCGTAGCTCGGTGGCTGTGACGTTCGTGCGGCGGGACTTGCCTACCTGATAGCCACGATTGGTTAAGCATTCAATTAAGCTTTCATCTGATATTAAATTTAATGAGCCGTTCATGGTTATTTATTTCCTTATTTGTTGGTGTAAGTGGATTATATACAGGTCCACTTATTAATGTCAACTACTTTAAGTGGACCGTTAGTAATTTTTTGTACAATTTAGGGGGAGAGGACAAAAGTTTGGGAAAACGGACAAAAACTTTTGTCCTCCTTAAGTCTATGATTTATAACAGTTTTTCGGGTTTTTTGAGGTTGAGAGGACAAAAGTTAAAATAAAATATTTAAAATTTGGGGTAATGAAATCAATAGCTTAGAGGTGAAAAGGACAAAAGGACACAAAATAAGGCTGTTTTGGGGTGCAGCTCTGTAGCTCCACAGCCACAGCCAGTACTAAGCTACAGTTACTATATAAATACTAGTATATCTTTATAATAAGTAGTATATTTTGTGTCCTTTTGTCCTTTTGCCTTGTAAGTCATTGATTTATAAAGCCCAAATTTTAAATATTATTTTTGGTTTTTGTCCAAACTTTTGTCCTCTTGCTCTGTAAGTTATTGATTTTACAGGGTAATTCGGGCTTTTTGCCTTAAAGTGCAACTTTTGTCCTCTTAGAGCAACTTTTGTCCTTTCGACCTCTAAGTCATTGATTTATAAGGCCCAAATAAAATATTTTAAATTTGGGTATTTTAAGTGGATTTCAGGGTAAATGAGAATTGCTCCATTAAAGGACACATATTTCCACTGGTTGAAGATAAAATGAGATTTGAAAGTAAAAATAAGTGGACTTTGACCTAAAAATAAATTTGACAAGTGGATTTTGTTTGTGTTACCGCGTGTGCGCGTTCTATTTATAGAAAGTTTTTAAAAATAAGTGGATTATTTAATTGCTAAGTGGATTATTTATGCTATAGTTACCATATCGCTTAGGAAAACAACGGGAACGAAAAATGAGCAAACTACAAGATATAATTACTAAACTGAATAAGCTTGAAAATGAATTGTGGAATGTAACAAACTCTAAATCATTATCAAGGGGACAGAAAGTAATTCAAAGCGAGCGTATTAAATTGAAGATAAGAAAGGTTAAGCGAGTCAGAGACATTGCACTAGCTGACTGGTCAGAGGAATAAGAAAATGATAGTAACTGAGAGAGCTATAGCCATATTTGATAACATGTACAGCGGTACTTGGCGATCTGAGTCTGTACCTCTTGGTCAGATGGAAGATTGGCAAGATGAGGTAACTACGCTATATATTGAGAGAGCGCTCAGTGTGTACTTGCAAGAGACAGGTAACAGCTTGCCTGTTTACCCTGATAGCGATTGTGAGCATGAGCTTGATTGCTATTACTACCACTTGGAAGCTATAGAGAATACAGCTGAAGATTATTTTAAAGATAGATACCCTGATTTTGTTATCGATAGTAACACGCAGGTTGTCACATTGTGTAACTACAAAGGCGAAGGTGAGTGTATATCTTTACTTGAGCTATCAGAGAGTTTACCTATCTACGTGTCAAAACGAGAGAGCTATGACTATAAACTTAGAGGAATAAGAGAATGACTAAATCACAATTTAAAAAGGCTTACCGTCAAGCGCGAAAATTAATATATGTAAACGGTATGAGTTCTTTGCAGCCTTTACTTGATATTGGATTTACTAAAATTCAAGCGTTGGATTTAATTTTTCCAACTTTAAAAGCTGCAAATGTCGGTTATTCGATTTTGATTGAACAACCAACTTTAAAATCAAATCTTAAAAACGGCAAACTATATGTTTATGGCGCGCCTGTAAATTTATTCAACTATTAGGAATTAAATAAAATGAGCAAATTAATTATGAACAAATTAATCATGAAAAGAAACGCGGCAAATTATAACCCAAAAATGAGCTGGAAAGTGCGCTTAAATCTCGCTGTTTATTCAGCGCCTAAAAAATCAAACTTAAATTTTAAATAAGGAATAAAATTATCATGAATAGATACACCCAGAAAGATTATCAAAACGAGCTAACCGGAATCAATAAGCGTTTAGCGTGGGATTTATCACTTGAATTTGTTGGTTATGGTGGTCGTTATAATATGACCTATTCAGACCGTTATGTATTGCTAGATGATGGTGAGTTATCAGATTATGGTTGTATTGAATGCGGTACGCCTCGTGAGGCTTTATTAGGTGCTTATCGTTTGACAAGCGATGCAAAAAGGAATAACAAAATAACACGCGAACAGGCTAAACAACTAGCTTATATTTTTGGGGTTGATTTTGATTTAGATTTTTATCAGCATAGATTAGAGGTTTCTGAATTACTTTTAAATTTGGCTAAAGCTTCTAAGTATAGAAAGCCTCGAAATGCTAACGGCTCAACCGCTCGTTACTTTTACGAACATTTAAACAAGCGAGTAAAAGTAAAAATGCACTACAACGTTAAATCATTGAATGACGAGGTTTAAAATTATGAAAAAAATCACAAGAGAAGGTAAGACTCAATTTATTTTTAAATTAGTTGATGAGAACGAGCCACTAAAAAAAGATAAAAGCTTTAAATTTTTTATTAATCATCCAAAGTTGAAAACTAATAAAAGCTATTGTTTAATTGCTGAATATTTAGATTCTATTGGTATGAATAATGAATCTGAATTCATAAAATCACATCAATATGATACGTTAAAAATCATATTAGATGTGGCTTATAGATGTTGGTTGCCATCAGCAAAAACTTATAAATTTAATGAATTATTTAATGATACCAAACACAGTATGAAAGTTAAATTAAAAGAATTTATAACCGAGCAAGGATATATATATGGTGATGATTATGAAAAACTCTATTTTGAAATTATCACGCCAAACGGTTCTAAATCTTCATTTTTACATTATAAATATCAACAAATTATCGGCGGTCGTAAATTATGTAAAATTGATTTAGAATCTTTTAAAAATTCTGGTATTTATCAAAGATAAATAACCCCCGCCACCATTGGCAGAAAATAAAAGGATAAAATTATTATGAGCATAGAAAAAGATATTATTATTGAAGATTTTAAAACCGCTTTAATTTGGCAAGATGAAAATCTAGACGAATATCAAGATTGTGAATTGTCATATAGTGCAATAGAAAAAATTGAACAAACATGCTGTATATTTTTGGCGTGTGTGTCGATGGATAAGCAAGCAACAATCGAAGCAACAAACCACGATATTGTCGGACATGATTTAGCATTGCAAATGTTGGGTCATGGGGTTGGATTTTGGGAACAAAAAGAAACTAAAACACTAGATACAATTTTAAATATGTTATTAGATATGAAGGCAATCAAACCTTTTCATTTATACTATGATGATGACGATAAGAAATTAGATTGGGATATTGTTTAAAATGGAATGGTTAATAGTATTGAGCTTTTTCTTTTTTCCTAATTTATCGATTTACCTTTTAATTTGGTATATTTGGAAAGTCTATTTACAATCGGATGATTGAATATTAAAACCGCTTATATAGCGGTTTTTTATTGCCTTCTATATAAGGGGGTATCACACACACATACGTATCACACACACACA